TATATGCAGATCGTCGCAGGATACGAACCGCAGGCATTCTTCGCAAAGGAATGTATGTACCTGGAATACCTTCCGACGTCCTCGCAGAATTATCCGATGGTCCCTCTCGAAGCTCTGATCAACAAGATCTCCGAGGGACTGCTCTTCGATCGGTTGATGGCAGAGCAGGCAGACGGGACAAAGCCTCCGGAAAAACTTGTCATAGTCACGGACAATAAAGATGCATTCGGTAATTTTGATAAGGAACAGGAAGAACCATTGCCTCCGGACGAACAGAAGAGGATCGAGACAAAGCTCAATGAACCGAAGAAGAGCGCAGTGGTTACATTCACCGGGAACAACGCAACGGTCGTGGATCTTACCAGGGAAAACACGATGGGTGTGCAGAACCAGAGACAGAAGGACATCCGGGAAGACGTCGCTCTGGTTTACAATATGTCGAACATGGAAGTGAACCTGACCGGATCAGATGGAACGTCCGGCCGGTCGACAAGCGAAACGCAGGAAGAGATCGAGCAGGGCAAAGGGATCACACCGATTCTGCGGATCATCGAACAGGGAATCACGAAGAACATACTGCCGTTCCGTTTCGGATACGGATATCAGCTCGAGTTTGAAAAGAGCAAAAATGAGATGGACAAACAGAAGCTCAACCAGATCCGGCTGGGCAACGGAGAGATCACGATCAACGAACTCCGAGAAGAAGAGAACCGGCCGACTTTCGAGGGAGACGAGTTCAACAAACCTAAAGGATCAGGACAGCCAGGACAACCAGGAATGACAGAGGGCGAGCCACTGTTCATGTCCGAGGTTGGAAAGAATGGCAGATGATAAGATCCCTACAGCTGAAGCAGAGGATCTAGTCGAGGGTTTCGCTCTTGACATGACTGCAATCTTCCGGATGATCGAAGACGATCACATGGCAATCATAAAAAAAGGAACAGCAGAAGGCTGGACTCCTGAAAAACTTATCCAAGAGCTGGAGGGAATACTCGATGGTGAAGATCTTCTCTAGAATCAAGAGATTTTTCAATACCACATTTCGTGGATGGAAATACACAAACCTTGAAGAGTTCACGCAGTACTGGCGAGCGAAAGGCAAGAAAGATATTATCAGAAAGATCGTCGACCTCGCAGGCCAGATCCAGGGAACACCCGGTATCATCGCTCCTGAGTATTACAAGGAACTCCGAGAGGCTGGAAAAAGAAAGCTAATGAAGACACTGACAATACTACAGATCGCATACACAAACAAACTGACCGGAGGCAAGAATGCTAATCGAAATAAAACCGGGAGAAAAGCAGGACACGTTCATCAGCCGGTGCATCAGCACTGAGGTCCGGTCCGGGAAGAAGCAGGACCAGGCCGTAGCGATCTGCCATCGAGTCTGGGACAGCAGACATAAGGTCAAGAAAGAGGATCCGGTCAAAGGTGTCGTTCCATTCGCTGGATTGAACATCTACCTCGAGTGGAAAGACGGCGAGACCAGGCAATGGGCAGGATGCCCGTACCGGAATCCCATGATCGGGACCAACTACGGATTCATAAAAGATACGATCGACGGCGACGGAGAAGGCGTGGACGTATATCTGGCCTCTCCGATTCACGAAGACTCTCCTGTTTTTATGATGAGCCAGCTGAAAAAAGAAGACGGAACGTTCGATGAGCACAAGTTTTTCCTCGGGTTCAAGACGCAGAAGGATGCAGAACAAGCGTACCTGAATGCCATGCCCGAAGAGATGATGGGCGGCTTCGACGAGATGACAATGGAGGACTTCAAAAACAAGATCCTCCATTTCCACTGGAGGGAGCGCATGAACAAGATTCAGAGAATAGATAAATCCATAGAATGCCTGAAGGAACTGCTCCGCAAAGCGGAACGGGAAGACGCAGTAGAAAAATACGCTCCCGAGATCTCCAGGGAATGCAGGAATTATTCTTTAGCTGGAGCGAAGGCATACAAAGATATATACTCCATGTGCAGATCCGATGGCCTGACAGCAGAGAGTGCAATAAAGATATCGAAGTCAGCTGTTGGGAACGCCGGGTTCAAGAGCGTGAACAGGACGAAGGTTCTCAAAGCGATCGAGACAAACCTGCGGAAGCTCGTGGCGTTCCGGAGCGTCGGCAAGGCCCTTCCTCCTGGGACCACGAGAAAGAGAAAGGATGGAACGTATGTAAAACTACCGAGTGGTAGATGGGCGAAGGTCGAGGATCCGGGAAAGAAAAAGCCTAGTAAAAAAAAACTAGCGAGTCAAAACCAATAAAATCTAAAAAAATTGATATAAAAAATGTATATTCTCTACAATCTTATAGAGATCCTAAAATTATTGAGGAAAAACGACAGGCCGAAGATTATGATGTTAAGGTAAAGATATTTCAAGATGATGGAAAAGATATTCCTGTCATAGTAGACGGACATCATAGTTATGAAGCGGCTAAATTAGATGGAATTGCTCCTAATATTATTGTCGAAGATAATGATTGGCCATATAGTTTTGAAGAATATGTAACAGCTTTTGGAGATCTTTCTAATCCAATTACTTTAGAATCGGACAAGGAATTGTGGTGAAAATAATATGGCCAGAACAGACATAGATTTCATTGAATTAAATAATTCAATTGTGCGCAAGATAAGACTTCTCGTATGCGAGGCACGGCTTACCGAGATGGTCGAGAAGGCCTATCCAATGGGGACGAAGCGCAAGCGTAAAGATGGGAAGTGGTATGAAAAGACTCCACAGGGATGGATCAACGTCCCTAAACCAGGACAAAAAAAACAGATACAAACACCGATCGGAAAGCCAGATTCCAGTAAATTATTGGAAGTTGAAAAATTAATGAAGGATTGGTGGTGGAAAGCAGATTCTTTTAGTAGAGATAAAGCAATAGGTATAATAAAATCTAATCCTGAAATAAGAGAAAAATCTCTAGATAAAATTGACAATCTTTTTAATGAAGATGGATTCATGAAAGTGTATCAACATGAATCTCCAGACGGTGATCTATCAACAAGTTATACTACAAGCAAGATAGTTGCAGAACAATTTGCAGAAGAATCAGGCGGGAAAGTTAGTGAATATGATGTTGAAAGAAATGAAATATTTTATTATACAGATAATTCGGAGAAAGAACTTTTTTTAACATGGGATTATAAATTGGAAGACGATGCATCCAAAAAATCATTCCAGCCATTCTTGAATCCTCCGCTGAACGAGTCGGCGACACTGGTAGCGAAACGGTTTGAAGAGATCCACAGACTGGAGGTCCTCGATGGGTAAAATGGACCTCGACTACCTGGCAGAAAAGTACAAGGTCGACGAACGACTCCGAGGGATGCTGAAGCAGAAGAAGTATCGGGATATCATGACGACAGTATTCGACGTGAACATCCAGGAGCTGAACGAGAAGGTCGGTGTCCGGAGCCGGGAGAAGTGGAGAGGCATGATCGACAAGCCATCGATACCACCTGCGAAATACAAACTGCCGAAGGTCCAGGACATTATACCGACCAGGCAGGCAGTCTACAATCGGGCATTCCAGAGAGCGTCCTCGGTCTCGAATAGGATCCGGGGAGACTTGGGGAAGAAGCTACGGAAGACCGTCGCAGAGTTTGAAGGCAAACACAGAGTCAAAGCATTCCTCAAAGGCAAGATCAATCCGAAGCTCGAAGAACAGATGACGAAACAGATGACCAGGTTCTTTAGCTCCTACACGAAGAAGCATCCTCGAGCAAAGAGACCAGCGAACGTCCAGGCCCTGGCCGTGACGGAGCTCCGGAGTTCAATCAACAATGCAAAGGCCTCGGTCGCACGGAAGGTCAAGGAAATGAATCCGGAACTTCAAGTCAAGAAGACCTGGAGACACAACGCACATCTGTCCCTGTCACGGAAAAACATACGAGTAGGCCATCAAGAGAAGGATGGCGAGACTCTGCTCCTGGAGGACCGGTTCACCGTACCAATCTACAGAGAGGTCGGAGGGATCCAGGTTCCGGTAGGGAGCACGGAAATGCTACATCCCCACGATCCGTCTGCTCCGGCCGTGCAGATAGTGTCCTGCCATTGCGATATCGAGTATAGTATATGAAGACCGCAAACGAAGAAAAAATAAAAAAGCTGAAAAATATTGACGGAGAGTCCCTAAGACAGTATCTTATAGACAGAGAAGTTCTAAAAGGAGAGCTGAAAGACCGGGCAATGTTCCTGGCCTCGACTTACGGGGAAAACATCCAGATCGTAATTGATGTGAATCCTAAAGTACAGTCGGCCAAGCTCTCTGTTAAAGAATTTTTGTGACTCTCCGGGAGGAGCGAACAGTGACGAAAACTGCTGATCAGAAGCGAACTCATATCCCGATATTCTTCCAGCCGAACATAGGCGACCAAGGAACATACGCCGTCGAGAAGGCCGAAGAAAACGGTACAAGAAAGCGGAGATATCTGCAGGGAATTTCTTCAGGAGTAAAACTCGATAAGCATTCAGAGCGGATGACGGATAAATGCGTGAAATCATTCATGAACCAGGCGAATTCTGGAGACGTTCTTCTTTACCCGGACATTCACGGAATCAAGGCAAGCGAGGACATCGGGGTCCTGGTGAAAGGCGAGATCCAACCGAGCGGAGATTGGTTCACCGAGTACAGGCTGTACGATGAATACGACGACATCGATAGGGCGTCTCTCGATACAGCAAACAAAATCTGGAAACAGGTTAATGGACTGCCTCCGTACAAGACTCCGAAGCAAAAAGGCTTCAGCATCGAAGGATTCATCCCGGACGGCGGACTGCTTTCTGCGCAGAAAGATGAACTCGGAAACATGACAAACAGAGTAATAGACGAGATAGATCTGGACGGCGTGGTCGTCGTTCCCAGGCCTGCATACGCAAGCGTGGCGACGGCCTGTTATAAAGCCCTGGGCGAAATGACACCGAATCACGTCAAGAAAATCCAGGGACTCGCACATGGTGTCTTCAAGTCGATCATGGAAGGCCAGCAACTGAATAACCAGTATTACAAAATGCGCTGGGAGCTCGGAGACGTTCTGGAAAAATCAATCATAACTGTCATGCGGAGTTATAACCCGAACAAAGAACAGGAACTCCGCATCGTATTTAAAGAGTACACAAACGCATTAATACCTCTCGTCCTGAAGTCGACGCCTCTCTTTCAAGACAAAGATGGGGACTTGACTACAGGAACTCCCGAGACGAAAGTCGGTAAGGCGTCTAGATCAGATGTCCTGAAAGCTCTCCTCGGCGAGCTGGAAAAATTGCGGAAAACTATCTAACGGAGGAACAACCGTGGACAAAGTACAAAAAGCAGTTTCCCAAGAGGAAATGACAATTCTCAAAAACGTGCAGTCGCTCATCGGTGAGCTCATGACTGCATCCGGATCCGCTGTCGCCGAAGGTGGTGACACAACTGGAGCTCCTGTTATTGAAGAGCCGGATCAGATCTCTTCCAAAATGGAAGAGTACGACCTGACGGACGAAGAGAAGCAGATGCACGCTTCCAAGATGGAAGGCATGGACGACGAAGCCAAGAAGTCCTACATCGCCAAAATGGAAGAGGACGACAAAGCGAAGAAGGCCCTGGTCGCAAAGGACCAGGTCAGCACGGCTTCCGACGTGGCCACAGCCGGTGACAATGCCGAGGAACGGATCATTGATTCGCTCTCCGAGGTCAACGTCGAGAACGTTCAGGAAGTGGCAAAGGCCATCGAGATAATCAAAGCTCTCAAATCGCAGAGACGGATCGAGAAGGCCGTCATCACTTCACCCGTGATGAAAGTTGTCGCTGATCTAGCGACAGTCGTCAAAAGCCTGAAAGATGAACAGAGTGTCACCCAGACAGCTTTTGAAAACATCCTTGAAGGACTCGGGATCACCGAGCAGATCAAGAACCAGAAGGAAGTCAAGAAAGCTGAACCCGTCATCGCACAGGACAACGAGAGCGTGATGAAGTTCCTGCAGACGATCGTAAGCCAGGTGAAAAAGGGTGAGACCGGCGACGAGAAGAAAGTCGGAGAGACTGTCCTGAGCAACGGTGCAAAAGTCACGAAGAACTTGACGGAAGCTCTGCCTCTTATGTTTCAGAACTATCCGAACAAGATACAGAAAAATAAATAACGGAGGAAATCAATGCAACCAGCAATTCTTCACCAGTTCAATAAGTTTGCGGCTAACAACAAGTCGCTGATTCAGAAAGCTCTGACATCGGCGACTGGTGTCGGCGAAGCTCTGGTTCCGCAGAGTCTCGAAGAGCAGATCACGGATACAGTTATCCGGCTCTCTCCCGAGCTCGCTCTGCTGACCACGAAGAGCATCGAAGGCAAAACTCATGAGTTCAACAGGCTGACCACAAGGCCTGCACCTGGCGGAGCGATGGGCGAAAACGCTACCACGCCGGTAACGAACTCCAAGACAGCCAGGGCGGACGTCGCTCTGAAGATCATTCGCAGGAAAGGAAAGGTCACGAATTTCCTGAACGACACGTCCAGGAAGTATATCGACACGGCTAGCTATGAGATGCAGAACCATCTGCAGGCTCACGTCCTGGACCTTATCGCATACTCTCTCTACGGAAATAAGGATTCTAACACATACGAGTTCGATGGTCTGGACAAGTTCATCGCCTCCAATAGACTGGACTTTGGCGGAGTCGTTCCGACGAACCTGGACTTCCTGGATGCCATGATCGATAAGAGCAATCGCAAAGGCGGAGCCAGACATCGCAGGGTCTTCGGAATGTCTCCGGAGATGCTCTCGAAAGTCAGCCAGCTCCTGACGAACGTCCGTCTGAATCAGGGCCTGGTCAGTGGCCTCACTCAGGTCGACATCGCAGGCGGATGGAGACTGAACGCATACAGGGACATCCCGATCGTTGAGACCACAGCGGTCACACCGATCGAGCAGATGAGACCTGTGATCACGCCGTCCACGACTACTACCGGAGGCGGACTTTCCGATGCTACTTATTATTTCCGTATTGCTCCGATCACGTATGAAGGCGAACAGCAGGCTTCGACGGAAGCCAACATCGTTCTGTCGGCAGGCGGAGCAATCCAGTTGATCAAACTCTCTCTCGCGGATATCCACAGGGATGCAGGCGGAGACATCAACGTTTATTCGTACAAAATCTATATGGGAACAACTACGGGACTTGCCAATACACCGCTAATCAAAATCGTTCCTGCTAACCTGTACGACGCTGAAGGATCCCCGAACGGCCACAACGGAGTAGGCGTAGGCAACGAGATCTTGATCTCCACGCTGGTTCCTGGCTTAGACGTCCCGATTCATATGCAGAGCGATCTGGCCCTGGATATTACAGCCGGTGTACCGGATGAGACAACCTACCTCTGGGACCTGGATCCGATCCAGGGACTCGGGAAGCTCCCGTACACTAACACATCGGGCGATCAGTTCAACGGCCTCGTCACCACGAAACCGCTGGCGGAAGTGGATGACTACATCCAGTTCCTGGTCAAGAGCTACACGGCTTTGACCGATGCATTCGAGGCAACTTCCTGCTGGACACGCAGGATCCGGAAGGCATAGTCTTCCGTGGCAGTTCATTCGCATAAAGCGTATGAGCAAAAAAAGCGAAGCGACCGAAAACCATCTTCGCATAAATCAGGAACGGGGCCGGTCAAACGACCGGCTCCTCCTCCTGTTGTTGCTGTTTCTCCCGACATTCTGTACGAGCTTCATGATCCCGAGACCAGAACCTTCTGCGATGTGATTGTGCTCCGCGGACGGGAAGTCAGGAGAGATTGCAGAAACGGAATGATAAAAACAAGGGATTCGGAACTGGCTGATTTCCAGATCAGCAAAGGATGGATCCTTTTAAATAAACAGGAGGTCGATCATGGCAAAAAGTAAAGCTGAAAAACAGGCAGAGACTCAGAAGAAGCAGGATGAGAAGGCCAGGAAAAAGACCGAGGAATCCAAACCCAGTAAGCCGGACCCGACAGACGAGGCCCAGGATTCGAATGAAAGCACAGACGGAGCAGGGAAGGCGAAAGGTAAGTTCAAATTCAAGACAGGAACGAAAGACTCCTACCAGGCCACAGTTCACATCAATGGAAAAGAGGAAAAGATCAAGTGCGTGAAGGGCCAGATTGCAACCAACAATGAGGGCCTTGCTGAAGTCCTGCGGAAAATGTATACAGAAATCTAACAAGATCAACCGAAGGAATATATAGATGGCAATAGAACTTAATTCAAAAATACTCAATCGTCCCCTGTTAGCCCAAGAAGCTATAGAACATGATTCTATAGAGGGGAAAAGTGGGAATTTTTCATTTGCTGTTACAGGTCCTAGGATGGCATTGTTAAAAATTAAAATTTCTAAAGAAGAATCTGTTCTCGTAAGAGTTACAGACAGGACAATCAAAACTAACAATGATATTCTTGCTGGAGAACTCAACAAAATATTCTCACCATTAATATAATGGAGGCGTTATGCTACAAGAACTAACAAAGGAACAAGAAAACGTTATCAATAATTCTATGCCAAATCTTCAAAATACATTGCTTGGAACACGCCTCAACAAACTTATAAAAAAATCAAATTCTGGTGAAGGGCTTTTGGTTAGAACTATGCCATTATGGTCGGGATCTCAACAGCATAATCAACACGCATATAGCGAGATAGATTGGACTAAACGACTTGATACACCTGGAAGAATCCCAGGACTTCGAACCGATGAATCAGGTGATGCAATAACAGTTATTCAAGCTGTTGAAGTTTATGTTACCGGAACACCTGGTGCAAATAAATTTTACGTAAAACCTTCCTGCCAGATATATGATGATGAGTGGAATACTGTCATAGAAATATTTGGAGAACCAGTCGAATGTGTAGTAGGTGGTTCTTTGATGGCAGATCTTTATGTTGATATACCAGTCCAGTATGAAAGATCTCCTATAGAATTTCGAGTATGGGATTTGACTCCTTCAAACGCTGGTACTATTGATATTTATTCTGGGCCATGTATGAGTGAACTTGTTTATTTACCAGCATCCACTTAATAATAAATGGAGCGTATAAAATAAATGGCGTTACCAGTACCTGACGACATATGGGATGAACTACAGGGATTCTGCTTGACAAGATCCATGTTCACCGAAGCGTTCGTACAGAGGAAAATCGATCTGGCCGTCAACCAGGTGGAGGATTTTACAAGATACTCCGTGTCCGGAGAAAAAGAGGTCACTGAATTATACAGCGGAATCGGAAAAGACCGACTGCTCTTGAATCGCAGGAACATAACCGAGCTGACGAACATCCGTCTGGTGTCCGGGAATGATATCGATACGACGATCAACCTGGACAGCGTTCTCCTGGTCTCGAAAGAAGGACTTATTAAGGTCCGATCCGGATTAAGCGAGTATTATAATTACCGGATTTTCCCGAAAGGGAACGACAATATCCAGATCACGTACAAGTACGGCGTGGCCGGTGAGAACATTCCGGCCGATCTTTTCACGGCGATCGTCTACTTTGCTGTGATCCAGATCCTGGACCAGGCGGAAGCACGAACCGGAGGTGGACAGCTTTCCGGCCAATCGTACAGCAGGCAGTACGGAAACATGGGCAAGTGGTCCCATTATAGAACACGGATCGCTAACCAGGCGAGCAAGATCATGCGCAGATATAGCACAGCCGTAGTGGGGTCATAGTGGATAAAAAACCTGAAGAATTTGTTTATAGTGTGGTCTGCCCTGCTTGCGGAAAACCATATACTCAGTGTCCGGGTCAGGGCGTTCCTTTAGATAAAACAAAAAAAATTAAATGCACTGACTGTGACAAAATGCTGAAGCCTACCAAGATCGTTAAAAGAGAAAAAAAGAATATCAAAATAGTTGAGACAGAGGTTCCAATAGAATAATGGCTCTTGAAGATAAAGTATCATTATGGTCTAAACTTAATGAAAGTCTAATTGCAGAAATTGGATCTGACGGAGCATGGGTCGGAACTGATAATTACGAAGACTGCAAATTTGAAAAGGGAGCCGATAATGATTCTGTAGCAAACTATCCCACCTTCCCTGATGATGCCATTATTGAAAATGCTTTCATGGTAGAGCAGTGGTTTAAGGGAGACGGCTGGAACTGTGTAAATGGTGATCCCAGCGACGGAGCGGACAAGGGTCTTTTTGGATGGTGGGCTGATTCAAGCAACTGGATTCAATGCCATTTTTCTGCGAGTAGCAATGCGTTCTTTCTTCGGTTCAGAATAAACGGAGCTACCGTCAATTATATTAGCAGTGATCCGGCATTTACCTTTCTTTCCGGTGCGCTTCAGCATATCTTGATGGCGTTTAAACAATCAGGCATTGAAGGCGGACCGGATATTTGTAGGATTTATTTCAACGGCAATCTAGTTTTTACATCTACCACTGCTCCGCTTGTTCAGCCAAATGGCCCTGGGATATTTTTACAGAATGTATATAAAGGAGCCTCTATTGCCGGAGCCTTTGAGGGATGTATTGATAATATAAAAATCTATAATGTTGTAGACGATGAGACTATTGCCGAGGTTCTTGCGAACAGAGAGAACGAAGGGTTCGCTCGTATTATTGGATGCCGAACTGTATTGGAAATGGATATATGCGCTGGCCTGACGGATATTAAAGAATTGATATACGAAAGAGGTGGTGCTGTAAAAATTATATTGCGAGACGAGGGAGACGTTAATCGGGACGGATATAATTCGATAGAAAAAAGAGCTCAGAATTCTATTATGGAAATCTATGCGTATCCGGCTGATTTTTCTCCTTCGCAGAAACAAATAGAAAAAGCAGGTCTCAGCGAAAGATCAGATTTGATTATCTGGACTGCTATGCTGGATTGGAATAATAATGGTATCGCAAGTTTTGAAAATATAGAATTTTCAGGGAAAAGTACCGTTATATATAACGGTGTGAATTATGATATCAAAGAAAAGAATGTTGTCAGTCAGTTAGGAAATACATACGGATATGTGACGCTCGGTCTATCCAGGAAGTAGATATGGCAACCAGGAAAACAAACGTCAAAGCAGGCGTGAAGTTCTCCAATAATTACAGGACGATGATGAAAATGTTCCCGAGGCTCCCAGTGGAGACACAAGGAATATTCCTGTCGGCCGTAAAGAGAGACGCTCTGCGGTATATGAGGAATTTTAAACAAGGGATCCTGCTGAACACTTTCGGCCTGGATGCTTTGGAAGACGGAACGATCGTGCGGAAGCGCAGAGAAGGAATGTCTAACCCGGACTTCCCATTATACGGGATGGGAGACGAACGGGAACGAGACAGCTATATGAATATGATGCGCATCAAGCCGATCCGAGAAGGATACCGGGTCTATCCATCGAAGGACCTGCATCACTCGGAACGAATAGAGCTGAATCGGCTCTTCAACGTTCACGAGAAAGGAATGATTATCACAGTCGGGAAAGGAAAGAAGAAGAGGTTGATCCGGATCCCGGCGAGACCTGCAGGACTTAAAGCATTCCGGCAGGCGATGCGACAGCGGAAGACAAGGGAGACGGCGGACCTATTGAAAATAGCGATCGTCCTCTACCTGAAGACGAAACAGAAATCAGTATTGAGGAAGCTGGAAGATCATTTCCTCAAAGGTTTAGAAGAATATGAAGTCAGTGATTGACAATTTTGATTCATCGGTCGGCTGGTCCGGGAGCAGTGTGAAGGCGACGGTGCACGCAGAGAATGAGCTCAGGGAATACATAGCAGGCCTGAACAGCAAGAGCCTTATTTTCAAATTTGATACGGGCGCAAACGGAGAGTATGTCCAGAAGACTCTCTCCTTCGATCTGACAGGACACGACGAGATCGTGTTCCATTTCTGGAGCAGGAACAAAAAGAACTTCGGTATCGAATACAGTCTATCCGAAAATTTTGCTTATAAGATCGAATTTGGAGACGCAGGGAATACGGTTTTTTATATCCCGACATTTAGCACGTTTGGCGATATCACAATGAAGGTATCTGGAATCGGAGCCTGCACAAAGATCCGGATCACGTGCCTCCACGATAACGAGGATTATATTATCGTCTCATACCTGGTTTCAGTCAAGGACGAACTCCCGAAGGATATCTTCCAGGCTGTGAAGGAACAGATCGAGTACGATCTCGGGTTTGTATATTCCAAGACTCCAGGAGGAGTAAACGGGAAAGGGATCCTGGTCGGGACAGTCAACGGGACCACAGGAAAGTCATCGATCATATTCCAGAACCCGGTGAATTTCCTGGAACGATACGCAGTGATCATGATCGAGGGAGGAGGGAACTCCGAGATCCACCAGATCGATAAGACGGACGAACTGGAATTTTTCTTTTTTAGCATATACGACGGAAAGACGCTGAAGAACAATTACACGGGAGCGAGCGTTTATCTGATTATACCGGTCGAATACGGATTGGGCGAAAAAGATATCCTTCTGCCAGGTATATCTCTCTGGGGAATGAACCCGGAAGAGGTCCTGGACCAGCAGACGAAACTCGACTCGGTCCGGGATACGTTTAAGACGAACGAGACGGTATCGAGCAGGAACTTTGATACGCAGTTCCGATACATTGTTATGATCGACTGCGAAGCGAGGCAGAACGAACTCGTGGCTTTTATGAGCCTGATTGCTCGATACTTTATTGCCAGGGAAGCCCTGTGGGTGAACGGCAAACTGATCGAGATCAAGAGCCAGGGACCATCCACATACGTCGAGCCAACGCAGGGATATAACCAGATCCCGAAAATACAATACACGCTAGACGTCACCATAAAAGAAGAAGTCGAGGACCGGGCCGAACTGGTCAAGACAATACAGAACACAAGAACATTCATAATTAGTCGGGAGGTGCTGTAATGAAAAGGAAAAATGAAAAGGATAACGAAGGTCAGGATCCAAAACAGGACTCCAAGAAAAAAACGACGAAGCGGTACAACGCATTGAATAAACAGAACGCTCCGATCGAGATCTTTATAAATAGAGAGATGATCAAATTTGACGCTCATGGATTAAATCCCGTGTATCCGAAAAGATACTCTGCCGGGATTCCTGCTGAGACTATTGAACATCCAGATTTTAAATCAGTCAGCAAATATTTTTCCGTGACGGAAAAGAAGTAAGGAGGACGTAACATGGGAACCAATCTTAGAAGGCTTGGTGTTTTCGGTAGAAATGCTCCGACGAAGAAGTCCAGGACCGTTCAGCCATCCGATTTTTCGATAGCAGGAATCATCGGATTATTCGAGAGGAAGTTCGCAAAGACATTTCGGTGTCGGAGTCCGGTTGAGGTCCTCGAGATCTTCGGCCAGAACATCAGCGCAAACTGGTTCGGTCAGGATGTGGTGAAGACGTTCTGGGATAACCTGGCAGGACAATCCGGAACGCTTTATATTAAGTCGCACAAAGCGACGGATGCTGTGAAAGCATCATCCGACGTGGTCGACGGTCTGTCCGTCAACACAATCCGCCTGGATTCAGCATACAAACAGGAACTCGACTACGGTACTAGCGGAAACCGGACCGGCAGAAAGATCGTGAGAGGGAACAGGTTCGTGACGGCCGTCGCCTCGCTAATAGGAGCATCGGACGAAGAAGCAGTTCTGGATTCGGTGATCGGCGTCAAGATCGGCGACATTATCCGGTTCATAGCGAGCGGAGGAACACCGGCTAACATCGATAAAAAGGTTACGGCCATAGACGAATCTCAGAAGAAGGTCTTCTGGTCTGGCGCATTCTCGGGAGGGCCAACGACAGGAGTGGTCGCAGACGTGGTCGAGATCCAGGGTTTTCAGATTAAGACTTACAGGAAATCAATCACCGGAATCGAACTCGAAGTCGAGACGGGCCTGGGAGAGATCTTCTGCACGATGGAACCAGAGGTCACGGACTTCTATGTTCAGAACGTGCATCAGGAGAACCGCTTGCTGAAGGTGACGGATCTGAGCTCAGTTTCAACGCTCCTGGATGTATTCCCTCCGAGTGATCCAAGCGTTGTGTATATGACAGGAGGCATGGACGGTACCGCACCGACCACATCGACACACTGGGCACCGGACCTGACAGCCTTCGACGGACTCCCTGTGCGGATCCTGGGCAACGTAGAGACCTCTGCAACGGACGTGAACAAAGCAGGCGAGACATACTGCAAGGGTAGGGCCGACACGCCGTTCTGGATGGGAACAATGCCAAAGGACCAGACGCAGTCTCAGCTCGAGACGCTGGGATCCGGATACCAGAGAAGCGACGACGTGTTCCAGGTGAACGTGGCCGACTGGATCGGCGTCACGGACGTCTTCAACACATCGCCTCTTGCACCGGACCGGGACATCCCGAACATCGGTGCCGTGATGGGTGCCTGGATTCGTACGATTTCCACGCTCGGGATTCATTACATCCCGGCCGTCGACCAGATCACGTTGATCGGAATCAACAGCCTTGCGAACGATAACCTGAACGTCGTCTCAGACGATAACAGGACCACGCTGGCGGAAGCCGGAATGAACCTGATCCAGCTCGTCGGTGGAGGAGCCTTCCGGATCCGGAACTTCTTCACGCCGTCGACCAGCCAGGATTTCCAGTTTGCCAACGGGCTCCTGATGCGGAACTTTATCAAGATTTCCTCAGAGGACTCTCTGCAGGCATCCGAGAATACACCGAACAGTTACAACAGGATCCAGGAAGACAGGAGTGCGATCGAAGCCTTTCTGTACCGGCTCTGGTTCAAAGGGACAACGAACAATGTGCCTGAAGGCGAAACGTTCGGGATCCAGGAGAATACGGACGGGACGCTGACCACACCGGAGGATCATTTTGAAGTGGTCGCAGACGCTGTGAACAATCCCCTGGCGAGTATTAATGCAGGCGAGAGGAACATCCAGGTTTATTTTACGTATCCTGTACCGGCCGGTTCGATTCAGATCGACGTCGGGATTATGATACGGTCCTCATAACAAAAAGAAGAACCGGAGGTAAAAGATATGCAGAAAAATGATATGGCACTGAAAAGGAAAGTCCTCATTGATAATGAGGAAATTCCTGGACTGGTTTCGACATCTCCGCTCAAGGACGAAGAGGGAGTCGTGGAGGTCCCGTCTTTCAACAGGAAGCATCCGATTAAAGACGGAGTGAAAATGTTCGATCCCATAGATATGGTGTACAAGATCGCACGGGATACGAACACGAAAAAATTTTACAGTGACTGGTTCAACAAAAACGAGTACCACGATGTCACGGTGATCAACACGGATGCAACGGGCTCGGAAATCGACCGATGGCTCCTCCGGGACTGCGAATGCAAAAAGTATGATGACCGGCCGTACAATGCAGGCGGAGTAGAATTTGCAGGAATAGAGGTGACGATCATCTGTACAGCAGTACCGATCCATCGTATATAGAGAATACATAACGACATAGGAGGAAAGCATGGGAGCAATCCAATTACCGATCCCCATCTTCTGCGAGGGTAAAATCTACAAAGAGGCTACACTGAAGCCGATCCAGGCTTCTATTATCGCAGACTCGAATAAAGAAGTCCAGAAAGGGAATAACTATCGGGCTATTCAGATTTTTTTGGCTGGTGGTATTGCCAGCATCGATGACGTCACCGACAAGCAAAGGATTAAATCCCTGGTCGGAAAGATGCCATTCAAGTCGGCGTGGCTGTTGGTCGTGAAGACGATTATGGCTGACGAAAAAGACGACGGAGTGGAGGGACTATATGAATGTCCTCGATGCCATCAGGATAAAGTCTGCGAATACAACGAAGACGAATCCCTTGATACCCGTGATTATATCAGCGACTTGGAAACTCGATACTACGAGGAAGACAAGGAGGTGCTGGAACTGAATCTGGAACATTTAGTCAAGATTGAGGACGCAGACGGAGGAGAGCAGGCGGTCTCAAAGATCGAGCTTGTCTTCCCTTCACTGGATCATTGTGCGATGGCATATGAAAAGGTTGGAGGAGGAGACGAGATCCGTCTTCAGTTTGCTGTATACGTCCAGGCACTGCATTCGGTCGACGGAATAAAGATTGATAAAAAGTTCCGAAAACGATATGGAATGTCAATCTTTGAGCGGATGGAAAAAAATGACTCGATAGAGATAGGACGCAGGATAGATGAGTACGGCCTGATCACGAAGGTCGAAAAGATATGCACCAAGTGCAATAAAAATTTTAAAGTCAATCTCAATACTGCGAATTTTTTCGTTTCAGCTCTCCAGTAGGCAGAGAGATCCTGTCTGGGGAGCGAGGCGGAATCTTCTGGCTCGAGTCCATAAGATATATTGATCTTAGTGAGGACGAACTTCTAGGCCTCGCATTATTAATAGGGCACGTTAGCAAGGGCGGAATAACGTACAGAGATATTAAACCTCTGACTCCTGCCGTGCTAAAGACCCTGAAACAGAAGACGATTGAAATTGGAAAAAAACTCGGACTCGTGGAGAAAAACGCATAATGGCAGAAGAAGCAGATGTAACATTTACCTTCAACGCATCAGAATTCAAAACAGCAATGGAAGGCATTAGTAACGACATGAAGAACGTCGCCAAGAACACTGGCGGAATCTCCAAAAAGATGGGTAAGGGAATGGGGAAGACGCTGACTGCAGTTGGCCTTAAATTCGGTTTGATCATCGGAGCGATCAAGGGCGTCGGAGCGATGGCCAAGAACTTCATCCCAGAAATCGGCACGGCTTTCCAGATCGCAGGGAACATCTTCATGAAGAATTTTCTCCAGCCATTGCGGATGCTCCTACTCCCAATCCTGAACAAGATCCTGAAATGGGTCCGGGAAAGCAGGCCATTATTCGTCAAGCTCGGATCCGTATTTTTGAACGTCCTGAAGTCGGTCGTCCAGATACTAAAAACAGTATTCAATCTTTTGAAAAAAGCTCTCGAACCAATCATTAATGTGATTAAACAGGCTCTAGGAGGGACGGTCGACGAAATAAGCGATACGATAAACCTTCTCCTTGTAAAAATAACTGCATTTACTATTCTCTTGGAAGATCTTCTTGCTCCAGTATTTGGAGGGATAGCAGAATACATAGAAAAATTAATTACTCTTTACAAGAGATTCGGTCAGGGTCTGGTCGATGGAATAAAAAAATATTTCCAGCAAGGTGCTGTCATGGAAACATTGGAAAATTTCAAATTACTTTTTCAAAATATTTTAGAAACTATGGAATTTTTGGCCCCAGCATTTGAAGTAATGGGAAAGGTAGTTGGCGTAGTTCTTGTTGGAGCTTTTAATATTTTGATTGATTCATTAAATATACTAATAGCCGAGCTTATGCTTTTATTTGATCTTATGGACCCATCAAAACGAGAGGGAGCGTTTAAAAGGTTTGGTGAAGCCATGAATAAGGCCATCACTCAGGGTGGTACGGCAGGAATGTTTAATCAGATAAAACAGGAAACTGGAACTGGAAAAGGAGCTTTTGCTCGAGGACAGATGCCCCAGGAATATCAGGACGTGATCATAACCAAGAAAGGCGATATCATACGGACTAGTCCTGAGGACATGATCATGGCGACGAAGGGAGGCCTGCCAGGAGGCGGACCATCAGTCTCCGTGACGGTCGGAGATATCCATGTGACGACGACCGAGGGAGACGCAAAGCAGGCAGGTATAAATTTCATGGAAGGCATAGAACAAACAGTCCGGAACAGCCTGCTGAATAGTCTGGCAAGCGAGGCGCAATAATGCCGAACCGGAAAAAACCATATAACCCAGTATGGCTCCCCTGGTATATGTTCGACCTGATGAACATCCAGCTCATCACAACCGTGACGATACCGACCGACATCACGGACACGAAAGATATAGTATTGAGTGAGACGCCGATACCAGGGCTGGCTTTTAATCCGATCAACCAGGGAGGATTCGGAAACCGGAAAGTTTCATTCACGATTCCGCTGGTCAAGAGGAACAACACGGTCGGCAACGTGACGATCCTGAAGCAGTTTGAAAATCTACGCAACCAGGCATTCGGCCTGAACCCGACGAACATCTTCCGGCAGTCTTCGCAGTTCACACCGAACCCGAAAGTTTTATTTTATTGGGGAACAGGAAGCGGAGTACCGCTTGAATGGTATGTGAAAAAATGCGATCCGGTCCACAAATCTCAATTCGTTAACCGCTTCGGATATCCGCAATACTCCGAGATCCAGATCGAACTCTGGCTGGACGAGACCTCACCGTTATACAAAGCGGAGGAGACATTCCGGAAGCTGTCCTCCTTTACAGGAATGGTCCAGTCGGGATTTGATATCGCACAAGGCCTGAAAGGGGAGGGCGTGTTTTGAACTTTGACAGAGTAGACATAATTTCTTTTGAGGACGAGAACAGCGTATCATTCCCGGTGAGAGATATCAAGCCATTAGGCGACTACCAGACCGGAATCTTTGTGGACGTACTGGAAGGAGCCTTCCTGGATGATATTATCAGCAGGACCATCTATTACGGCGACGGATCCGAGGACCTCTCCTACCAGATAGTCGAGCATAACAAGGTAGCATTCGCAGAGGCCCTGTTTAACCTGGACAAGATCAAAAATATAGATATACCGATCGTCAACGAGGATTGATGAAACTCATGAAAAAAGGCAGGAAAATACAATCGAATTAACCTATAACAACGGGACCGCATTCTTCAACATTGAATCCGAGGATTTTATTGGAGCGACAGCGGAGCTCAAGAACGTAAATCAGCTGATCGCAAAGGACGTGGTCTCTTTTTCGATCACAGAAGAAGTGGGCAAGCTCGTGACCGGATCACTTACAATGCGAGACAACACTGGAGTTTATTCCAGAATCCTGCGCAATGGTTTGAAATTTTCCCTTTCCTGGGGATACAAGTCTTGGAATCAGAACACGCTTCTGCTGGGAGCAAATGCGACGACCTCCAGAGGGATCCGGCAGAACGTGCAATGCCTCATCCAGACGCCGTCCGGGAACTGTGACGAGAACGGCCAGGTCCTCTATACCGTTACATTCTACGGTCTGGAATTTCTGCACAAGAAGCAGAAGAGAGTCTTCGATCGAGGGACGGTCCGGTCCATGCTCCAAGATCTCCTGCAGGAATTGAACGTGCAGGATTCGATTATAGACTTCCCGGATATGCAAACAGTCCTCAAGACCAGCAATTCCATAAGGCAACGGGAGAACAACTTCCAGCTTCTGGCTATGCTGGCAGATCGCTATAAGGCATTTTTTCAGATCGGATACAAGCCGGATAACAGAAAGGTCGCTGTGTTTGTGGACCAGAGAAAGACAGACGGACCGGCCGTCAAGAGATTCCTGGCGTCGCTGACGAACGTCTCGGATACAATTAATTTATTCTATAACTCGGGACAGGCCTCAAATGTGAGGAGTTACACCTGGCAAAATCACATAGGAGAGAACGGCCAGGGAGACGGAGCATCGATATCGTACGTCGGCGGAAAGCCGGTCGTTACCAGGTACACGGTTGAAGGCGGAAGCGTGATGACTTGGCGACTGAACAACGACAAGGTGAGACAATACCTCCGTGAATCAGGAACGCTCGGAGGAGAGACGCAGGCCTTTCTGAACATAGCGAACGCAAAGACATTCGAGGAAGTCAAACGATTCTTCGATCCGGTAGATACACCGCTGGCTCCGCAGGGTCAAGGATTCACGGTCCCATGCAAAATGAAAGGAGATCCCAGGCTGACGGGTCTCGCTAAAGTTATATTTAGAAGCGGATTCCCGGCTCCTCTATCCCAGGAAGACGGAACAGGATCTGTCATAAAGTTTTTTATCAGAAAAGTAACGCACGGCTTCAACAAGACAGACTATTCATGCGATGTGGAAGTCGTCGATACATACACGCTGACCGGATCCTACATAGCACCGGCAAGCCTAGAAGAGACGATCGGGACCAGATAATGGACAAAGACCTATTGGCTTTAATTAGAAAGATCATCGCACAAGAAACGATCTGGCTCCGACATTACATCGGGGAGGTCAAGAACACGCTAGATCCAGAACAGCTCGGCCGGGTCAACGTGACGGTACCGATGCTCGGATTCGACACGGAGGACTCGGGTTTCTGGTGTTATCCCAGGGACAAGAACGCTCTGCTCACACCGAAAGCAGGAGACTGGGTAGAGGTCTACTTCCTGAATGGCGACCGGGACCGGCCGGTCTACCTGGGGAAGGCGAACGAGATCGCCGGGATGCTTCCGAAGAACTACGATAAAATAGCGACAACGCAGATTCTATTCGAGGATCCGGATAACAAAATCATGCTCAGATACGACGGAAAATTAAATGAACTAAGGATCGGCAAGAAGGATTTTCGAGAAACAGCCCGTAAAGAGGACGCTGTGGCCTCTACAGGGACAGAAGATCCAACATACTGGCCGTGGTTGTCCGGATTTATTGCAGTATTTAATGCGTGGATAGTGGCCCCTGGTGACGGCGGAGGGGCCCTTAAATTGGCCCTGACAGCGTTCTTGACGGCTAACCCGACACCGACATCGATGACAGGTAAAATAACCGCTGGTAGCGCACAAATAAAGACCGGAGATCGATAAAAATGGACTATGAAATAACAGAATTATCAAATCTAGACGTATTTTTTTATTATGGAGAACCAGGATCGGACCAGCTCGTGGAGACGGAAAGCGATCTTCTGGCCGGAATCATCCAGCCAAAGAGGACGCTGTATTATAACAGGAGAGACAGCTCGGGAGTCCCGGAGAAGGAGAACTTCCCGAACAGCTTTGTCCTGGCGATCTCGACACGGTACGATATAGCGAACTGGAACTCATACAGGAACACGCAGGTCTCGGATGGATCCAATGGGACACCGGATCGTCGAGTCGCCATAAGCCAGAACTCGATCGAGATAAATCAGGACCAGAAAGGCGAGATGGACGTGAAAATAGGATTCATCCCATTCGCAAGTTTTCAGCAACAGAGAACATTATCATTGCCGATATAGGAGAGTGAAATGGCACACGGAAATCCAGTAAGATATACCAGCAGAACATTCCAGAGCATAATGAACGACATCAATTCGGACCAGGAACTCTACTCTAAGCCGAACTGGTGGAAGCGTCTCTGGGCCGGAGTCGGCGACGTGCTCTCCATATGGCTGAACGCAGTCGTCAATCTTTTATTTTTAAGGACGGCATACACCAGGAGCGCAGTCACGGATTTGTGCGAACTGATCGACTACACGCTTTCAGCGCAGTCGACGAGTTCCGGAAAGGCCTTTTTTTATGTCAAGACATCCCTGGGACCAGCAATCTTCCCGTTCTCGGTACTGATAGCGGACCTGATTGCAAAGAGCGTAGGGACACTGCAGGTGGCCTCCAAGACATTCGAGTCCAGAACCGACGAAAATTTCACACTGGTACAGAATGCCAGTGTCACAGCGGACCATCCGAACGACCAGCTCGTGGTTACGCTTGATTTTGAATATACGGGCCACAAGGTCTGGCTCGGGACCACCGGAATATTGCCTTCACCTCTGCAGATTAATACAGACTATTACGTGATCTACGACTCGGCGACCAGGATCCGACTCGCAGAGACGATCGAGGATGCATACGCAGGAAATGCGATCGACCTGACGGACAACGGATCTGGAAGTACAACGATCACATTGTACTCGAAATACGTGACGATCTACCAGCAGGAGACTATCGCAGAGGCGAACATAATCGGTGCCAGTGACGGATCGACTGAATGGCAAGAGTTCGATCTGCCGAACACACTGGTCCTTCCGGAAACTGTGGCGATCGTGATCAACTCCATCACATGGACAGCAGTCGAGACATTTATAGACAGCATAGGATCTGATACGCATTATAAGATCATACCGAAAGCAGACGGAACATTCTCAATCAGATTTGGGAATGGAATATATGGAGCGATCCCACCGGCGTTCGATATCTTTGCAACGTACGCTACAGGCGGAGGCACGAATAGCAACGTGCCGGTCCAGAACCGTGTTAGCATTTATTCAGGAGGCGACAGCAATCTGACAGGAGTAAGCAACCTGGAAGGATTGGCCGGTGGAACCGATGAAGAGTCTCTGGAAAGCGCAAAGCGTCTGGGTCCATTACTGCTGAAAGCCAGGGATCGATTTATTACCACGCTGGATGGGGAGGCCCTGGTCCTGGCATATGGAGGAGTAGCGCAGGCGAGAGTAATCAAGAATTTTTACGGCGTACTTTCCAGTAAGATTGTCGGCGTAGCGTTTGGCGGAGGTGATCCGAGCTCCGCTCTTCGATTGGCGATTCAGGCCTTTTTGATCGATAGGACTATCCTGGAAAGCATCACAGTAATTTTTGACGGTGCGTCATTCATAACGATCAACGTGACGGCATCGGCGAAATTGCTTCCAGGATATACCTGGGCGAACGTCGAGCCATTCTTTGAACTGGCTTTTATTCTTTTCACTACAGAGACTGGCAACGAGATCAGAGCAGACTACCTGGCGAACGGAATCGAATCGGCGGTAGATCTTATAAACTTGTATTTTTCAAAATCATTTCTACCAGCAGACTATCCAGACATTCAGCAACTGCTCGATCATTTAGAACCACCGGTCGGTCCCAGAGCGTTCGGAGACACGATACAGGACTCTGATATTTCTGCTTACATCCAACCGAATGTCGAGGGAATAGACTACATGGCGGTAGCATCCTTCGGATCAGGCCTGCCTCTGAGCCTGGCAGACGACGAGATCACCAGGACTGGGACGTTAACATTGACGGAGATCCCATAATGCTACCAATACCGTTCAAGGATTTTATACCGAAGATTTTCCGCAAAGATCCTAAAGCAGACTCACTGGCGAACAAGGCAGACGATCACCTGAAGGAATGGCGAAAGGATATCTTTGATTTGCTCCGGCTGATCCGGCCGGACGAGATCCCGAGTCAATACCTTCCAGAACTCGGATTCCTTCTCGAGGCAGGGATCAAGAACGACGACAGCGACAAACTGAAAAGACAGAAAATAAGAGATGCGGTCAAGGGACATAGATTCCGAGGAACATTCAACCTGGATGTGAAACTCCGGCTTGATGCCATCACCGGATATTCGTCCAGGATCCTTGATGAGGACGAAGAGGAGATCTGGGGAAGCGATGACTGGATCATGCTTTCAGACGGCGGAGCGACCGACTCGCTCGTCGGTACCAAGTACTGGGGAGCCCTGGGCGTGGATGGAATCGATGATAAGCTCGGAATAGCCCTGACAGGCGGAGACGAGGTCTGGGTCAAGGTGAACGTATACATTGATCTGCACGAGGGCGTGACCACGCCGGTCCTAACGCAGGACATTATCGACAAATGCGTTCTCGAGATGCAGGACGTCGCACCGGCATACTTTAACGTATACCTTGGATATGTTGATTCGCTTGATAGATTCCAGCTATATGCTATTGTTTAAAACAGGATAGATTGACATGATAAATATTTTTTACTATTTTATATTCGGAGGCTATAATGACGTTACGGAAATTTCATAATCCTAATTATACAGGTTCCTTGCCCGAAGCAGTTGGTGATCGTTATTACGGCCAGGATTTGATGAGGGATTTTAATTATCTTCGTGGCCGGGCTGGTCAAATCCCTTTAGATATGCCAGGTGGATTCACGCTACCGAATAGTAATGTTATTCTTACACATGGAACCGTTACGCATGGAGCCAACCCAGCAACCCAAATAGATATAGAACAGATTATCGCATATGTAAAAAAGGATGTGACGATACCGAATAACTGGGCAACACTTCCTCCCGGCATCACCACTGATGATATCGCCGTTAGATTGGAAATGCCTGCACAATCAGATACTCTTGTGGCTTCTCTTGGAATGACTCTCGACGGAACGACTCACTTTTTGAAATTAAAATATGCCGAAATAGATATAGTTAATTCATCCAGAGGCAGAGCAAAAAAAGCAGGAACATATATTTCCGAAAGGCAAGAGTCGTACATATTATATATTGACAAAGTGGCTGTCATTAAAGATGAAATAGAAATTTGCAGGCTGGCCGGTGATGGCATCGCAGATTTGACAATTACGCATTTAGGTGGAGCGAGAGCAAAAACAATAGGATCCCTTGATCATTCCGCCGTCTGCCCTGATGTATTAAGTGTTAACGGATCATTTTCGATGTCTAACAACGACATCTATAGCGTTTATTTTTTTGATGGAGGAATAATTGGAACGCTTGCCCTGATTCAATTGCCAAGTCCGATAAACTTAAAAGGAAGAAGGATTCTTTTGAAATATATTGGGCTGGGAGCGAACGCTCGCTTTATCACTATTGATGAATTTGGGGAGGCCCTGGTCCTGGCATGGTTTGGAAAAAACGGCGATACCGTAGAAATTCTGTCTGATGGAACCAAGTGGATTTTGACTCATGAATTTTTTGTTCCTTCCGATACAGGGTGGATTGCTAGAAGTTCATGGGCCAACTCCTGGATGGGTAGTGTCAATCTAACACTGACTGGCCTTGCTGGTGTTCCTATAATTGGCGAGACCGTAGTCGAGACAGTAACGAATACGTACGGTACGCTGGTTGCGATAAACGGTGGTAATTATATCATCAATGAAATGAGAGGAGCAAGTTTTATCACAGGCGGAGCAGGCCAATTCACATCTGGGAATGCTGTTGTGTTTCAAACATCCGGGGCGACAGCTACAGTTGGAGCAAACACAAAAAATGTATCTACTCCGTTCTTTCACGGATGGCCTTCCCTTCATTCACAGCTTACGTGGGATTTTTTAATAGCTCCGCAGTCAGGACCAGTAGGACTCGGTGCTCCTACGATCCGTATTGAAGCAGGAAACCACGGAAGTAATAATGTCGGTTTAACTGTTTTCGGGGATGCTCTTGGTCATCTCCGTGCGGAATCATATGTACAACTTGGATCAAGTGTTTCTGCTGCTTTCGCATGGGTCGCAAAAGGAACAGGAACGACAACAGGAATTGGAACGCTTGATTATCATTATAGAGTAATAGCCAGTTTTAAAGGAGCGAGTGCGAGGAAAATATTATGACATTAACAGATATAGAATGCCAATTCGTAAAAGATCAAATAAGGATTGTACAGATCAAGAAGGAAATTCTCGCAAAAGAAGTGAAGATGTGGGAGGCTGTTAAAGAATTAAAGATAAGCGGTGCCACTGATAAATGGGAGAAGGTTACTGCTACACAAAAAGCCTTTACAGTCAGCATAGAAGATTTGCAACAAGAAAAAGAGACCATCCTCGCCAAAACATACAAGGAGCCAGCATAATGCCGACAGCAGTGAAACAGCTAGCATACAATCCGCTGACGATGGCAGTCATCGCCATTACATCACCGATCGTCCTGTCTTTTATTATTTGGGTTTTGAACATGACGATCTTCAAAAAGATAGACGGCGTGGAAAAGAAGGTAACTGACGTCCAGGGAAAGTTCCAAGATTACCAGCTCGAGACAGCGAAGACAATGGCAACTAAGAAAGAGCTCTGCAAACTGGAGGAGACGGTAGAAAAGGGCGACGAGGACAACAAGGAATCGCATACCAGGCTATACGATAAGATCGACGAGAAGGCGGACAAGCCATGAAACAATGGGACGGCGCAGTCGTACACTGCTCTGCAGGCAAGGACACGGTCCACAGGGACTTCGATTCGATCAAGCGATATCATATGTCCTACCGGTACAATTATTCGATCGTGTCCGAGGAAGAGGCTCTCCGGCTGATCGCAGAGGGCAAGAAGGTCGAGCGTCCCTGGAGGGACATTGCATACAACTCCGTCCAGGAGAAGGTCGGCGAGCACCAGCAGGTGATCACCGGCCGGTCGACAGAGACGAGCGGAGCTCACACATCCGGATACAATGGCCGGGACAGAGACAAGAAAGCGTTCCTGGGATACTGCGTGGTCGGTAACTTCGACGAGGAGACACCGACCGAGGAGCACTACCAGGTAGCCGGATATGCCATCGGAGATTGGTGTAAGCGATACGGGTTCGGCGTCGATATGATCAAAGCGCATCGAGAATACGCAAATAAGACCTGTCCAGGAATAAACTTCGACATGGACCGGGTGCGGTACTATGCCAGCAAGAGGCTGGCAGAGCTCGAGACTCCGGCTCCGGTTCCTGGATCCGATAACGAATACAAGAGCATGGCGTCGATCTCCATGATCGAAGTTCTGCTCCGGATCCTAGAAAAATTATTCGGGAGGAAATGATGGCAGAAATACCACCGGTAGTCGTTAAGGTTAAAGTGAAGAAGCTGAACAAGCCCTGGCTGGCTGACATAGTTCTCTGGGGAACAGCGACAGGGTTCTTCGCAGGCGGAATGATCAATGAGTATGTCTGGGCCGGGATCTCGGTCCTGATTCTGGGATTTATTACGATCGGCAAAGTCCAGAAAATGAAATTCGGACACGGCGGTGTCGAAATACACGGAGTAGGCCATGACAACGGAACAGCCAAAAAAACATAGAACGCTCGGGACCATTCTCAAGGCGATCGGTGTAGCGATCATAGGAGTCCTGGCGTACATCTTTCTCGGGAAATGGATGAACGAGAACGGCAAGATCAATAACGAGCGGATCGACCAGGCGGAGAAAAAGATCGACGACGAGAAGAAGAGGCTCGCTGGGATGCCGACCGACACTGACATCAAGGACAAACATTCCAAGATCATCACTCCGGTCCTGATCCTGGCATTCCTCTTCACGTACGGCCTGAGAGCGGAATACGTCGTCTATGATAAGGAAGAGGGAGTCCACAGGGACTACGGAACAGTAGAGAACTACGCAGAAGCGCAGAATGAATTATACATGACGAACAAGGCGAAGGTCCGGAGCCTCTCGGTGATCACAAACCAGCAGGCAATCGTGATCCACGAGCTGAAGGAAGACCTCAAAGAGGAGAAGCGAGAGCGTGCCAGGATCCACCTGAAGGCATATGCCACAGCCGTGGTCGCCGTCGTGGTCTTCATCGCAGGATGGTTCGCCGGAGAGAAAGCGAACAAGCTCCAGACAGCAAACCCGTAACCAATACCCAGATTTCTTTTTTCCATGCCCGTCGTCCCTGCAGAGACCCAGTTCTCTGCAGGGATTTTTTTTAAAAAAAATGCCGAAAACAGGACATTTTGACATGGACCATGCTTATATTAATGGGCAGAGCGCAAAGAAAGAATTGTTTAAGAATTCAAATAATTCTTAAATTACCGATAACTACTACGATCCGGACCAGGATTCAAGAAAAAAATCACTAAAAAAAGACTTTTTTTTTACAGCCAGGAGAGAGGCCGTGTCGGGCCCGTGTGGGCTCCTGGAGGACCTGCCCAGTACTGGGCAATGAATAGCCATTCATAAAACTTGACTAGTATGCAAAAAAACATTACTATTGGTGCAGATTACAAAGGAGGTAAAAACATAAACGGAGAGGATCACAAGGCAACTAAAACCTTTCTGGAGAAAAGAATCAATCACAAGGAGGAGACTACAATGAACGAGATGGTAATTAATCGCTGGGACAGCGTCAACGGAGGCTTCACGAGGACATTCAGGATAAATACGGATCTGACAGAAACCCGGATCCAGGAAAGACTGGATGACTTTCACGAGAGAACCGGAATCGAATTATATCAGTGCACTCCTGAAGAACAGAAGGCATGGGAAGCTGATTCATGCGTGTCCTGATAGCATGTGAGGAAAGCCAAGAAGTCTGCAAGGCATTCCGGGCAGAGGGACATGAAGCATTTTCTTGTGATTTTCAGGATTGTTCAGGGGGGCATCCTGAATGGCACATTAAAGAAAATGTCCTTGATCATCTGAATGATGGATGGGACATGATGATAGCATTCCCGGAATGCACACATCTTGCCTGTAGTGGTGCTAGGCATTTTGAAATAAAAAAGAAGGACGGAAGGCAACAACAGGGAATTGATTTTTTTATGAAAATGATAAACGCCCCTATAAATAAAATTGCTGTTGAAAATCCGGTGGGTATTATGTCTTCAATATATAGGAAACCAGATCAGATAATACAACCGTATTATTTTGGAGATCAAGCACAGAAAACAACCTGCCTGTGGTTGAAAAACATACACCCATTAATGAGCCACCCGGAAGATGATATGTTCTATAAAAAAACCCATACATCAAAGGGTGATTTCCTTGAAGGAATTATGAAACAGGGCAAAGGAAAAGGGAAAAGATACAAGATGCCGAAATGGTATAGTGACAATAAGAATAGCAAAATAAAATCAAAGACATTTCCGGGCATTGCGGTGGCAATGGCAGAACAATGGGGATGAAATTTAAATCATTAACAAAGAGGAAGGCCATGAACAAAGCTACAACACATATAACATTGGGACAACTTCAAAGAAAAAATACTCGTTATGAGGAAATTTTTACAGGATTTGCTCCAGTCACTAAAAGAATAGTTGACAAAGTAAATAGGATTATTAATAAACTTGAAACAAGCAGAGACAACGAAAAGCCTGTTCCAGGTGATAGAATAATCTGTATAAGCGAGAACGGGAAAACTGAATATCCTAACGGGCATTTAGAAGACATGAATTATCTGGATGAATTCGGCTGTCATATTTGCGTACAACCTTATATTCCGCATTGCGGTTTGAGCGACGGCGACTATTTTTTTTCAACTTCTGGCGGATATTGGTTTCAGGAAACAGATATATCGAAATTTGAATACGTAGGAAAAGCGACTAAAGAATTCTGGACATGGGGCAATACGCCATGTGGGAATGGTGGTATTTATTTCCCTGCAACGGTCAATGTATGGAAATTAAAAAACAAATCAATATACTAAGCAGGAGGAATAAAATATGAAACACACACCGGGACCGTGGAGAGTGGCTAGATTTAAATCAAAGACTTTGTTTGAAAATCCGTATCATATCGAGCATACAAAGACAAAGGAAATACTGGCAAAGATGGGTGAAAACAAACTTATGTACAAGAACTGCGAGGCTAACGCCAGACTCATTGCCAGCGCACCGGAGCTCTTGGAGGCACTGAAAGATGCAACAAGAGAACTTCAATATCATGCTAAAGATGATACTGGCTTCCCTCGGCAAACAGTTCTTGAAATCATAAAAGATGCAGAAAAAGCAATCGAAAAAGTAGAGGGAAAATAAGGAGGGCGATCATGGAAGGGAACCTGACAAGAGGGAATCTGAACGCAGAGCAGGCGGAGACATTCAGAAAGTTTGAAGAGGAGATCCACCTAGACAACGAGATCGCCAGAGACATAATAGAAGACCTGGGCGATCCGGAGACGACACAAGCGATGGAAAAATTTTTCCAGTATATTAATATCCCTGAAGGATACAGAGGACTGGAGATGGTGAACGTTCACAGCTCGAAAGATATAGCGAGTGCCTGCAGGTTTTTCTATAGGAAGACGATTGCTCGTATCAATGAAATCGCTCGGGCTCATTCAGGGACCCCGAAAAGTCAATCAGCAAGGAAGGCCCTGTGTATCCTACAGAAAAACTACGGAGGAGGGAACTGGCAATGAAAAGATCATACGACCACAAGGCAGAGACAGTCTACGAGGCGTGTGGATTTTCTGCAGACGAAGCGAAATCGTTCAAGGAAGAGACGATGAAACTATCTAGGGAGCTCTTGAAAACACCGGGCCTGTCCCAGAAGGTCGAACGAACGGAGAAGTTCTGCAGAGGTCTACATCCCAGGATCATCGCAATGGTTATTGCCAGGTACTTTGAATCGATGAAAAACATGGTCGATGAAGAGAAATGTAGAGCACCATGCCCGATTCAAAAAATAGCACAGAGCTCTTCAGGAGACGACAAGCTCATGGAGAAAGCGATCCTAGCTCTTCTGGAGGCAATCAAGAATGATCCGTCCGCTCCGGTCGATGTTAAAAGAGCGATCGAGGCAGGGACATTCGAATTCGTTCACATAAGGAAAGAGGATCTGGGAGGGGAGACGAAAATAAAGAAGGACCTGAAGAACATGAGACCAGCAAGCGACAGCGTCAATTAGTATATACCTAATAGGGATATACTACTGGTAATATACCAATCAGAGGAGGCGACATGGACGAAGAGGCAATCATGGAAAATTATTATGCAGATAAATACGATGAACCAAGAACGGATCGAAACGCTTGGTCGACCGGATATATTTGTCCAACGTGCGATTACGGAATGAAACCAGAGTGGAACGGCGTGTGTCCGGACTGCGGAAGGAAAGGATAGAAAAAACAAAGGAGGTGCTGATGAAAGCAAAAAAGAAAGCCGGGTTCAATCATTCTAAATTGAGGTCGGTGATGGCTGAGAAGAAAATATCCAATGTCTGGCTGGCGAAGAAGCTCAAGAAGAATGAGCACACGATCTCCAACTGGAAGCAGGAAGTTTCACAGCCGACATGGACCGGACTCCTGGCACTGGCAAAGGTGCTGGGGATGAATTACAAAGAATTTTTAATTTAAAATCAGGAGGTTTCTATGGAGAGAAAACAGACGGGCAAAAACGGAAAAAAGAAATCGGCTAAGAAGAAGACCGAGCGGAAGGAACCGGAGACCAAAGTGGTAGAACCGATGGAGCCGGGAGAACCAGGAGTACCTGCGGTCCGTGAATCACAGCAGGCTATGGTCCCGGTTCCGATCGGCGGAAAGGACCCGGTCGACCAGGTCAAGGCACGAGTTGCCATGATCGACAGACTCTACAAGGAAGTCTTGAAAGAGGGACTTCACTACGGCAAGATCCCAGGGACAGACAAGCCGACGCTTCTCAAACCAGGAGCAGAAAAGATCGTCACGATGTTCCAACTCGCACCGAAGACGACGACAGAAAAAGAATGGCTCACGAACGGACACCTGAACGTTGATGCTACCGTCTCGCTCTACACGCCTGACGGAGTATTCGTGGCCAGCGGACAAGGATCATGCTCGACGTTGGAAAGCAAGTATCGATACCGATACGCTGACGGCGAGATCCTCGGACCGGTTCCAAGAGAGTACTGGCAGAGCGGTAAGGATAGAGGTACTTGGGACAACAGCCTGCTCCACGGTGGATATCCTAAGAAGACAGAGGACAAGGGCTGGGTGATCATGAAGCGAGGCAAGAAGGTCGAGAACGAGGACATCGCAGACCAGTACAACACCGTCAAAAAAATGGCGATCAAGCGTGCGCTGGTCGGTGCGACTCTCATGCTCGGAGCCTCCGACCGATTCACGCATGACATGGAGGACTTCAAGAAGGACAAGGGCGAAGACAACGGCGGATCCGGAAAAGGAAACAAGAACGGCGGAGGATCCTCTGGCGCACAGCAACAGCAGAAGCCTCCACAGGGATCCGGAACGCAGGGACCAGGCGAGAATAGAAAGCTCAGTCTCGACATCGCATTCAATAACGTCAACGCCGGAGGAAAATTCAAAGGCAAGACTTTTGGTGAATGCCCGAACTGGTACTTAGAATGGCTGGCCTTGAACTGTGACACGCCGGAAGCAGTCGCAGACGTGCTCAACCAGAAGCTGATCAATGCGATGATGCAACTCGAAAAGGATTTGGGTATCGACGATGTATACGTCCAGGGAAAGATGCAGGAGCTGTTTAAAATAAAGGAATGGAGCGATCTCAAATACGAACAGAAGAAAGAGATCCATCAGATCCTAGCGAAAGAGCTCAAAGCCAAGAAAGGAACTCCGAATGGGTAGAGCCAATCGTAAAGATTATTTCAGAGTCACGGAGGCGTTGTCTGCTATTCATACTGGGCTTAATGAATTCAGAGAGCGAGGCGGAGAACACGCAGAGTTTGTGATTGCAGAAAAAGGATTTTATGGCACGCAGGTACATTCACTTTGTGATGCGTACAATAAATCACGAATCGCAAAAGCCCCGATGCCAGAGATCGAAGAAGACAAGCTCTTCCCGGATGCGATCAAAACTTATCACCGATACATTGAATGGGTGAAAAAGAACGTCGTCCGGATCATGAAAAGTGAACTCACGGTGTACAATGATGAATACCGATATTGGGGACACCTCGACCAGGTGATGCTGATGAAAGGAGACGGCCTCCCTTCGGTGATTGATCTTAAAACACCTCTGCAAGCGAGTCCCACTTGGGATCCACAGATCGAGGCATACCGGCGAGCGTATGAATCGATGAACAAGAAGAACAAGACCGGCCGTGGATTCGCATTGAAGCTTGCGCCTGACAAGCCACCGAGAGTTTGTGAATCAGGATTGAGCAGAGACAGAGCATTCGCTTTATTTCTGTACGCATTAAATTGGAAAAATTATATGACAAAAGGAGCATGACATGGAGAAAAAGAAAACCACTAACAAGAAAGACACGGGAGCGAACCTTGCAGATCCCAAAGGAATCGTGGCGAGCGATGCGGAAATCGTCGAACTGAAATCCGGCATCGCAATCGTAGCACATGATGTGAAAGAACTGGTCGTGGGCACGGACGAACAGCAGGCATACGCATCCGGCATCCGGTCTAAGATAAAAGAACTCCAGGAAAAACTGAAGACTCGGTTGAATTTTCTAATCGGGCCTGCAAACGATTATGTGAAATCCATGCGGAAAATCTTCAAGTCCTATACCGGTGATCTGGATGATACGGACCAGATCATCGAGGACAAGATGATCTCGTACCATGACCAGAAGGAGGAGGAGGCCAGGAAGGAAGCCGAGAGATTGGAGAAGGACAATCAAAAACGGCTTAAAAAAGGCAAAGTGCCGATTCCAGCACCAGCCGTCCCCGTACAGAAAACAGTGCGGACCGAAGAGGGACAGACCTCCTTCTCCAAAAAATGGACTTACGAAATCACGGATCCCAAACAGATATCCAGAGAGTTCTGCGAACCGGTTGGAAAGTTGTTACAACAGGCCGTCGACGAAGGACAACGGAACATTCCGGGATGCAAGGTTTTCCAGAAAACACTTAGCCGGAGGACTTAGAACATGGAAGAGCGAGAGGAAGTCCTGCACATCCTGCACAACAAGTCGCTCTCGTACATCGACCGAATTATCCAGATCGATAAAATGGTGTCCGGCGAGGACTGGGATGCACAAAAGCTCGCAGACTCGCTGGACGTACCAATAGCGATCGTGGAAGCGGATCCAGAATACGTCACGAACGTCCAGGAACTGCCGAAAGCAAGAACGCCGGTCAAGATATACATCGAGGCGTTCTCGGACTGCTACCAGAAAATCAAAGGCCAGAAGTTTGTGTTCACGAAAATGGATATTGGTCAGTTGATTAACATCAAGAAGGTCTGCGACCTGGAGACGTTCGATAAGATCCTCAACTGCATCACTACGAGCGACCAGCACAAGGCATCGGTGAAGTTGGATTTTGAGATGGCGAATATGATTCGAACGCTTACGCCGGTGAAAATCTACAAGAACCTGAACTACCTCCTGGAGAAGAGCAGTACATACAAGATGAAACCAGGATGGGGATACAGCTTCATAAAAAAGAAAGATGGGAGGTGATCTGATGACGGGACAAGGCAAGATGTTTAATGAGTCCGGGAGTTCAAAGCTCCCGGACGGTGCGATCGAGAACGAACAGGACGAGATCGATCACAAGGCGGAGATGAAAAAGATCCATGCGACGGCCGGAACTCTCCCAGAGAAGCCAGTCAATCCAGGAGCGATACAGATAACGAAATGTCCAGAACCTGGATGCGGAAAGCCGTACAAGTTTGAAGAGCGAAAGATCGGTGGCGCACCGATCTTATTCCCAATTTATCAGTGCGACTGCAGGGAGAAGAAGAGACTGGAATGGGAACGGGAAGAGAAAGAGCGTACTGACCGGGAAAGATTCGACAGCCTGATCGGGACCAGCCGGATTCCACAGCGATGCAAGGACCAGGAGTATGAGATCCCAGAGGAGGCAGAGTACCTGGAGGATAACAACGGCGACGTGATAACGAATCTGCAGTACGACATATTCTACCGGATGAAGAAAGATTTCGAATACTATATGCGGACATACCCTGGGATTTTTGTCCCAGGCAATCCAGGAACTAGGAAGACGACATACGTCTGCGAGATAGCAAAGCAGGCGATGCGACTTGGCAGGTCCGTGCGATACTATCAATGCGCAGAGATCATCACAAACAAGATCAACATCTGGGAATTAGTCCGGCCGTCGTTCCTCATACTCGATGACGTAGGCAATGATCCGGTAGAGAACCGGAACAACATAGTCTGGACTCTGGTGAATAAGCGGATCGACGAGAAGAAGTTCACGGCGATCGTGACGAACTTCTCCGAAGAGCATAACAAGGTAATCTTCGGAGAAGCCTTCATAGACCGGCTTAAACTGCTTCTCCCAATCGTTATGATCGGGGAGAGCTCGAGGAAAATAAAATAAAAAAATTGCTGTTTTTTGGTCATTTTGACATCGGACCAACTTATATTTAAATCAGATTGGAGGAGACGGATATGACAGAAAAAAAGAAGACTACGAATGTTATCAGCATCACTAAAGCTCAGAAGAGCTTCCAGGACCTGGCGGAGAAGACCTGGAACGTGGCGATCAACAGCTTACATCTTACCAGGAAAAATATGCTGGCCTTCGCAGGAGCAATGAAACTGATCCGGGACAAGGAGCTCTTCACGCATCGTAGTTATGATAACTTCGAACAAGCGTGCTGTTCTCCAGAGCTGAGTATTAGTCCGAAGACGGTAAATAATTACATCGCCATCTACGAATACTGGATCGAGAAGCAAAAGATCAAGATGGATGAACTAGCAGGGATCGAGTACAACAAACTCCTGCTCCTGAAGAAGGTTAAAAAGCCGATCGAATTCTTTGAAGAAGCGAAGACACTGGCTTATAAGGATTTTAAAAAGGTCATCCTGGAGAAGGAATTCAAACTAGAGCCAGACGAGAGTAGCGAGATCAATAATTATATAAAAAAGAATTCCCCGTGTCCATTCTGGACCGGCGAGTCCTGCACGCAGGGAGTCCCGATGGAACCGAAAGGTCCTGACGGGAAGAAGGCAGGGAAGAAGTCGGGCAAAAAGAAAAAAGACGACGGTCTTATTTAAGTCTCCGCCACGACGAATGCCTTGCGTCGTGGTCAACCTGATTAGAAGGGAAGCGCAAGACCACGCAGGGGAGTGATTCCCCCTGCCTTCCCTTTTTTTTAATACAAGGCGAGAGGAGAACGGATGCAGGTCAGGAAGAAAAAACCTAAACGGAAGAAAAAAATTTCCGGGAAAAAAGCCGAGGAGAAAAAGGTCAAGACGATCCTGGGCAACGCCTGGAATTACCAGAGCAAATACATACGTGTCCATGCGAAAGGGATCTGCAGGACCTGCGGAAAGCAGGAAGAACCTCTGGCAAGAAAAATGAATGCAGGACACACGATTCATACCGGGAAGGGATACAGCCTGATCGATTTTAACTACACTCTCCAAAAGATTAAACTACCTCCGAACATCTACTGTCAATGCGTCAAATGCAACATGGAGGAGTCGGGCGAAATGCTTCGAGAGTTCCTGCGAGACGGGAACACGCTAGAACAGTACGATCAAATGCGGATCCTGAAGATGCAAGTCTGGAAACCATCCATCGATGAGGCGGAAGAAATCCGGGACCATTACAAGGAACTCTGCATTCAGGAGGGCATACCAATATGACGGGAGGACTGAATGTTTCAAGGCGACTACACGATGATACAGCAAGAGCTCCGATATTTAAAACGAGAAGTCAAGAGGATCACGTACATAATCCTCCGGGAAATGTTTAATGACTTTTCAATTTTCAACAGATTCTCAGAACTTAAGAAGAGCGGAGCTGGGATTAAAATACACGGCTCTTATTATAACGCAGATTATTATAACGATCTTCTGCAAGAAGCGAATACGGATTTTATCAAGGGCCTCTGTAGGCTCTACTCGATTAAGCATTCCACGTTCCTGCAGAAGTGTAAAACCATGAAAGATTCATTCGAGATCGCCTCGGTGAAATTTCATGCGACCAGGCTCCGGAACGCATACTGCAAGACCGGACGAACAAAGATCAATAAAGAGATTCATGATAGATTGAAAAAGATGAGAAAAGACACTAAATTATAATTTTCGCCGGAGGAACTGTGGCAAAAAAAATAATAGATATTCAGGTGAAAGGAACGGACGAGATACCGCTGGACAAATTGATCCGCTTCCAGGGAAAGCTGAAGAGACTGCCGGAGGAGAACAAACAGAAGCTCCGGAATTCGATCCTGAAGAACGGCTTCCGGATCCCGATCTTCACATGGAACAAAAAGATCCTGGACGGACACCAGAGGCTGAAAGTCCTGGAAGAATTGAGACAGGAAGGATACGAGGTTCCGCCGATCCCGGTAGTCGAGCTCCCACAGAGCTCAGAGTCCGAAGCCAAGAAGACTCTCCTGCTTATCAATTCCAGATACGGCGTGATCCGACAGGAAGGATTCTATGATTTCGTAGAGGACTTTGATCTGGCGGACCTCCGGGATGAGATCCACATACCTGAGATCGATCTGGATGGTTTGGACGAGAATGATATACCGGAGACAAAGGATGACGACAAACTTCCGGAACAGATCGAGAGCATATCGAAGACAGGCGACATCTGGAAACTCGGTGATCACAGGATCCTCTGTGGTGACTCGACGAACAAGGATCAGGTCCTGGACCTGATCCGGACCAAGAAAGCGCAGTGCGTCTTCACCGATCCTCCGTACGGAGTCTCCTACAGAGGCGTGAACAATCCAAACGGCCGGAACTGGGGAGTGATGAAAGGCGACGAGCTCCGAGGCAATGATCTGTACAAAATGCTCCACAAAGCCTTCAAGCTTGCACACGCACACACGATAAACAATCCAGCGGTGTACGTCTGGCACGCCAGCCCGACGCAGATCATCTACGAGACGGCACTGAACGAAGCAGGATTCATAGTCAAGGAACAACTGATCTGGAACAAGGGAATGACGCTCGGGCACTCAGACTATCACTGGGCCCATGAACCCTGTTTTTATGCTAGGAAGAAGGATGCGAACAGCATCTGGTACGGCGACCGGGAGCACAAGACGATCATGCGACAGGAGACAGTCGACTACACAAAGATGAAGAAGGAAGAACTCCTGCAGATCATCCTGGCGATCAAGGATGACTCGACCGTCTGGGAAATCAAAAAGAACTCGGCCATGTTTTATCTGCATCCCACGCAGAAGCCGGTGGACCTGGCAGTCAAGGCGATCATCAACAGCACGGAGAAGGGAGGGATCGTCCTGGATCTGTTCCTGGGATCCGGAAGCACACTGATCGCCTGCGAGAAGCTCGGTCGCCGGTGCTACGGCGTAGAGATCAGCCCAGCGTACTGCGACGTGATCATCAAGCGGTACGTGGAGTTCTGCCAGAAGAACGCAAAGACGGTTCTCCTGCAGAGGAACGGCAAGCCGTACGAGCTGAAGGAATAGGGGAGGCGACATGGAAGAAGGACGGTGTGAAATATGCGGTTGTTTTTTGGAATGGATAGATAATAGTTATCTAGGGGAAGGCGGATGGATTGATGACATGGGCTGGAGCGGTTGCCATAACCCGAGATGCAAATCGAATCAGAATAGAGGAGGAGGCAAGGCATGAATGAGATCCAGGAATTAGAAAAGAAAATCGCAGAGGCAAAGCAAAAACTGCATTCATCGGTCGAGCAGGATTCCCAGCCGGTGTTGGATTTGCTGGATGAATTTTTGGAGTACCGAAGAAGAACGCAGAGACGGATGATCTCCTGCAGAGTCCGAGACTATAAAGATAAGTACGGCCAGGACTGGAGGGAGCAGATCTTCCTGGACGACACGAAGGAACAGGTCGAGTGGATGAACGTGGAGTCCCACATACGTCAAATGGAGACACTGCGAGCGTTCTCTTCAAACGGATTGAAAAAGATCGCTGATGAGATCCAGAAGGAAATCGACCGGCGACCAGGCCCGAACCTGGGAAAGCAGGGATGCTTGAAGCTGGCATACCCAGAGGTCGAGACGGATCCAACGGACAAGATCGGATGAACCGGCCGAACAAGTACATCCGGATCCGGAAGGTCGAGAAGGAGACGGCCAGGGCCAGACTAATCGTGTTCAATAACGGACACGAGGCGTGGTGCCCGAAGAGCAAGACGAAGACAAAGGTACTGAATGATATCCTGTACCTGGTCGGCGAGGCATGGATCATGGAAAAGATCGAGAACGAGGCAGGAGTATAATCCAGGAGGCGAGATGAATAGTGTTGAAATTCCATTTGTAATAATTGATCAGAACAAACCATTTCTTATAAATGCAATGAGGGATGAAACCTGGATGTTTTATTGGCATCCTGATAAGAAATGGGTGACGTTGAAAAGGCTCCGGTTTGACGAAATTGCATTGTTATCAAAAAGGGCTATTCCCAGAGAGCAGGCTGAAGTCTACGGGCCAGAACGGATATGGAAACAGGAAGCAATTGTGATAAATAAAACTCGGGCAATGGGCCCATCGGAAATCGGAATGGGCGGAAGGATAGAGAAGAGTCACAAGGAAGGCGACGTCACCGTCATAGATGAAATGAGCCTGGACCACGTATCAATGGGGAGGAAACAATAATGGATACAGCATGGCTGGAATCACAGAGATGCATGGCCCTGGCAGTCGAGGCAGAGATCCAGGGCATGATCGCAGAGAACAAACACTATGAATTCGAAAGGCATGAAGTGAAATACCGGGAAAAGGATTTCCAGAATAAATCCAACGAATTGAGATACATCCACGACTGCATCATGCAGAACAGGTGAGGAGACGACATGAAATGTCCGTACTGCGGAACAGAAGCGATCTGGACAGAGAACAAGATTATATACGGAAGGAACTACGGCCGATCGTATATGGTCTGGTACTGCCAGAACTGCGGAGCATTTGTCGGATGCCATAACAATACCAGGGATCCGCTGGGAACAATGGCGAACGCTGAATTGAGAGAATGGCGGAAGAAGGCTCATGCGGTCCTGGATCCATTGTGGCGATCAGGAGGCTGGCAGAGAAAGGCAGTCTACAGTAAACTGAAATACATATTCGGACACGAGATCCACATAGGGGAAAGCGACATCCAGAAGTGCCAGAATATTATCGGGGTGCTGAAGTTGAAATTTGTGAAGGAGGAAGCATGATCCAGGAACAGTGGAAAGAGATCACGGGATCTAGAGGATCGTACTTTGCCAGCGATCAGGGAAGGATCAAATCCCGAGCCAACGGAGGGAACAGGATCCTGAAACCTTACACGAACAAACAGGGATACCTGGTTCTCGGAGTCCGGTATAAAGATGAAAGGAAGACCATGCGAGTCCACAGGCTGGTTGCCATATGCTTCCTGGAGAAGACTGGACCGGACGTGAACCACAAGAACGGGATCAAGACGGACAACCGGCTGGAGAACCTGGAGTGGGTGACGAAGAGAGAGAATCAACAGCACGCCATCGCAAACGGATTATTCAAGACCAGGACAATCGATATGCTCAGTCTGGCCGGAGAGCACCTGCGGACATTCATCTCCTCGAGGGAAGCGGAACGGGTGATGGGGATCCACAACTCAACGATCAATCGGTGCTGTAGAGGAGAGAGGAAGACGGCCTCGGGATATAAGTGGGCATTCGTGGAGTCTGATATGAGTGAATTGAAAAAGGCTTTGGAGGGACCAGATCCTAAGCCAGGAGATTGTGGAGTTATTATTCCGGAATCTTTGGTAGATGACGTTGTGGAAGTAAAAAGGATTCCGGGCTCTAATCAATGCAGTATTATTTCTAGGAGGTAGTATGAGCGAAGCACAGGATTATCAGGAACTGGCGGATGCGAGATCGGGATTGGAATCAGCAGTCGAAGCCATGAAAAAAGCGTGTGATCTGAACGAAGCGGACGCCAAAGAGGAAATACTAAACATACTGCATGACTGCGATATCGAGATGGAGGAGTAGATGACACGGAGGAAAGACGGAACACCGGCGAAGGGAAAATGCACGGATATCGAGCACGCACGGAGACTGGTCCATGTGGCTGATTTGCTCTGTGATGGCCTTGGACTGCAAGAGATAAGTAAAGATAAGTCGATTATTACCTGGGGAGTAGAGCGGATCCAGATAGGCAGATACATCAAGGAAGCATGGAAAGAGATCCACGACTACATGAAAATGAACCAGAAGGAGAAGGTCACGAAGGCTGTGGCGGAGAGGGACCGGCTGAAGGTTCGCGCAATCCTGAAGAAGGATTACAGCACAGCATTGAAAGCGATGGACAGCAGGGACAAGATCGAGGGAATACTCAGGGAACGGGAACCGGGATTCCTATTCTCATTCAAGGCAGAGAGCCTGACACCACAGGCAAGAGGCAGACTCGAGAAGGAAATGAGTATCGTGTTCGGAGACGACAAGGCAACCGGGACCAGGAAGCCCAGGAAGAAGCCAGCGAAGAAGAAGGCCAGGAAAAAATCACAGAGGAGGAGACCATGAAAATAACCGATGAAGAAAAACAGGAGGTAAACAGGGTTCTTACAGAAGCGGAGATGGAATTGCATTCTATCCTAGAAAGGCATGTTGAGCGTAGAAAAATAGCAAATACCTGGATTGAGGACGAAGATGAAACAGCAAAGGCTTTGCAGGATATTGGTATGGAAATTGGGAATCTGAAATTATAATTTACAAAGCGGAGTCTTGATGAGCCGAAAGAGTCTGACAGTGGAAGAGATCAGAGAACGGATCCAGGAGTACGAAGAGAAGCTCCAGGCTCCGGACCTGACACCAGCGAAGCGGAACTCGGTGAGGACATACCTGAGTATCCTGTGCAAGCGCATAGGCGAGACGAGGACAACGAACCAGGAGAAGGATCCGGTCCCAGAGGATGATGATGAGGAACAGCCGAAGAAGGAATACATCGGATGCGTCGCACCGGCCAGGAAGAGCAGACACGAGATGATCCAGGACCTGTGGAAAGACGAGAGGAAGAAGGGATGCTGAAAGAGGCAGGATTATTCCAGGACATCGACAAGGTCAAGGAAGCGATCCAGGCTCTCCGGGACCATGAGCCGAAGGAAGGATACTACCTGGCGTTCTCGGGAGGGAAGGACAGCATAGTGATATATGATCTGGCGGAGAGAGCAGGCGTAAAGTTCACGGCCTGGTTTCATTTATCGACAGTGGATCCACCGGAGCTCCTGCGGTACCTCCTGAAGTATTATCCATACCCGAGGATCAGGAGAGTGGTACCGAAGATGACCATGTGGAACCTGATCGTGAAAAAGCGGATGCCTCCGACCAGGCTGGCCAGGTACTGCTGTGAGTATTTCAAAGAGAACGGAGGAGAAGGCGGAACAGCGGTCACGGGAGTCCGGAGAGCGGAGAGCTCCAAGAGAAGGAAGAGGGAATTATACGAGGAAGCATATGGCGGAAAGCGGATGATCCTGAATCCAATTATCAGCTGGACGGACCAGGATGTCTGGGAGTACATTCGGACATACAAGATGCCGTACTGCGAACTCTACGATCAGGGAATGAAACGGATCGGATGCATAGGATGCCCGATGGGACATCCGGACCGGGACTTCAACCGATACCCGAAGTTCAAGAAGTTATACATCCAGGCATTCCAGAGAATGATCGAGAAGAGGAGGGCGGACGGATTGAAGACTCAATGGGAGACCGGCCAGGACTGCTACAACTGGTGGGTGAAGAAAGTAGTCAAAGAACCGGACCAGCTCTGCTTCGGATACGGGATGGAGAACTGATGAACTGGAAAGACTACAGCAAACACAAGCCGGACCGGGACGGAGAGTATCTGGTCTACGATGGAACATTCGTCCGAGTGGATACCTGGTACGAGAAAGCACAGGAGTGGATCGATCAATCAGGATACGCAGATCAGGTAACCTACTGGATGCCGTTCCCGGAACCTCCGACGAAGAAGAAGAAGAAGGCAGGACCGGAAGGCGGATGGTATCTCTGCCACTTCTGTCACAAGCCGGTGAAGAACGGAGAGCACTGCACCTGCATTGATCAGGGAAGGAGCAAGGGACCGAACTGCGAGTACAACAAAGAGACGATCTGCTCGATCGAGAAAGAGTATTGTTCCAACGTTAAAATCTGTCCGGCTGGGAGAGTTTAACAATGCCGATGATCATGAGCAGATACCCGAAGGACTGGAACGAAAGACGAGCGATCGTCCGGAAGCGATCAGGGAACCGGTGCGAGCTCTGCAAAGCCAGGAACGGGAAACCTCATCCGATCACCGGCTCGAAGGTGGTCCTGACCTGCGCACACATGGACGACGAGATGGAATACGGCGAGTACATCTGGAACGATCCGAAGGACCTCCTGGACCTTTGCCAGAGATGCCATAACAAGATCGACGGACCGAAGAGACGGCATAGGAGAAAGAGGAGGAACAATGGCTGACGTCAAGAGGAGACTGCGTGCACTGGTCCGGATCCTGCTGGCCAGGAACGCTAGAGCGAACAAGCGGATAGAAAGGATCCTGGATCGGGTGAAGGAACGGCGGATTAAAATAAAGAAAATCCAGCAGGCGGTGACGGAGATCATGAAAGAGGAGGGACGACGTGGCTGAGAAATTATTCTGTGAGGACTGCAAGCACTTCTGTGTGTGCCCTGCGAAGGGAAACACGAAAGAGAAGATCTGGTGCGAGACACCTGGCGGAAAGGATACCTGGAGGAAGAGAGCGGAACCGATCATCGGGGATCCGTCTTCCAAGAACAAGAACAACGACTGCGAGGACTACGATGCCGAAACAAAAAAAGCATAGGCATAACTGGAAAATGTTCCTGCCTCCGAGGAAGAACGATCCGGAGTCCTTTATCATCTGTGCAGTAAAAACCTGCCAGGAAATCGCATACCTGGGAGCGAAGGACACGGCGAAATTTCTCAAATGGACTGCAGAGGGAACAAAGGGAACCGAGATGAAAGTAAGCCCAGTCGAGAAAGTATCATAACGGGAGGGATCATGAAAAAATATACCAGGGAAGAGCTGGTCCAGATCTGCAAAGACGCAGTGGTCCCGTGCGAGAAATGGGACGACCGGGATTCGTACATGGCCCAGTTATCCATTTCACACATCCACGCTCTGCTGATGGCAGGAGCCAAGTTCGTAGTCGAGAAGGATAAGGGATTCCCGGATACGCTCCATGTGAAGTTCCGGAACCTTACCCAGGAACAGAAAGAGAAGTTCAAAGAGCACCAGCTTGAAATCGATAGCAGAAAGGATTATTTTACAAAGATGGATCCGGAGTACGAGACAGAAATGTTTGACGGGATCGGCATCGACGTGGAGAGCGACTACCTCCGGAGTTATATGCCGACACGGAAAAGGCTCGACGAGAAGAAAGGGAACGACTGGTACTAGAGGGAGGGACGATGGCGACTCAGATACCGAACCTATGCAATAACCCAGAACTGCTGATCAGCATCGCAGAGAACATGAAGAAGCACGGCGGATCATTCGTCCAGGCCCTGGCACGGAAACTCGAAACAATGATAGACGAGATCGTCGACAGTAAAAAGCGCATGGCCGGACATCATGGACCGGTACCATCCGGCACGATGGCCTGGAGGAGGAGCGTGAAAATTAAGATCAGCAAGACAGCCTGGACCGCTCTGCTCTGCGTGCATCTGGTGACGACAGCCGTGCTGACGATCGGATGGGTAATGTCAAATAGATACGCACGGAAACTCGAAACAATGATAGACGAGATCGTCGACAGTAAAAAGCGCATGGCGAAAACAGACGAGGACTTCTACCAGGTTTTTAATTACAGGATGACAGTAGGGCGATCGGTCTACCAATGGCGATGGTACCAGCCGTTCGCCACACGGCTCGGAACCCTGTACCTGGACTCGCACTATCCGATGACGGACGAGGAGTACGACGGGATAGTGAAATTGTCCTGGAGGCTGAACCGGTACCTCTGCATCCCGAAGGACGACGAAAAGAACTTCGTTCCGCTCGGGGATCTGATCCAGGAGTCTGCGCTGTACCCGGAAGTGAAACACAAGACCGGAGAGTACCTGGCTCTCGCAGGATTTATGAAGAGCACGACCGACGAAGCGATCAAGATCTACAACAGGGAAGTGAAGCCGATCCGAGGATCAGATCTATACATCGAGGGACTGAACAGAGCGGACCCGAACCTGAAGGAAATCTTCAAGGATCCGGAGAACGTCGTCCGGCTCTGGTACGTTTACTTCCGCTGGCTCCTGGAGAGGTATGAATACAACTGGGAGTTCGCGCTAACGGCGTATCATTTCGGACCAGGGAAGACGGACTACTGGTGGGCGATCGGACTGCGGACCATCCCTCGATATGGATACAGGCGCATGGGGAAATGGGAGTTCCACTTCATGAAAGGATATTCCAGGAACGTCTTCGAGATAGCGCACAGCCTCTGGCTTGGCGAGAGCAGACCGAGCAGAGGACTGCACAGGAACGTCGTGGCCTTCCGGAAGGTGAACGAACACCGGCAAGGATTTGTGGATTACCTGAGAATAGAGGTGGAGCATTTCAACGAAGGCGAAGAGCTGAAGCAGGAAATAAAAGAGCTCAATGAAAAGCACACACACTTCGAGCAGACTACAGAGAAATTACTAGCGACGGCCGGAAAGGGAATGAACATGATGCTCGATGCTGAATACTACCAGAAGCGGAAAGCCCTGGAACCGTACAGAAAGATCCGGAACTTCTTCCGGGATGCATGGCGTAATTACCAGGACCAGAAGGAGGAGGGATGAACAATGAAAAAGATAAAACTGTGGCAAGCGATTCTGGGACTTATCCTGACAGTGCTGACGATCGCAGGAATGATCATCGGTCACGTAAAAAGAGAAAACAAGATCGAAAGGTCGGTCCCAGAGGGAGCGGTGGTGATCGAGCAAACAGTTATCGGCAGTCCAGGAACGACAATAACAAAAAGTATCACGGTGCCTGAATGAAAGTTATATCCATACGACAGCCCTGGGCGGATGCGATCATACACGGAGGCAAGGACATCGAGAACAGGAACTGGGCCACGAAGTTCCGAGGCCGGATCCTGATCCATGCCAGCAAGAAGGTAGACTACAATGCGCCGGACGATCTGCTCCTGGACTTTCTGAAACCAGGCCGGATGGTGGTGGGCGGAATGATCGGATCCGTAACGATCACGGACTGCGTGGAGAAGAGCAAGAGCAAATGGTTCGATGGACCATACGGCTTCGTCCTGAAGGATCCAGAGCCGATGAAATTATATCCATGCAATGGACAACTCGGGATCTGGGAATTTGTAGACGAACATTGTCAATTAATAACAGGAGGACAGCATGAACAAAACACTGCTGAACGAACTGATCCAGCCAGGTGACTGGATCCTCTCTATGCCGACCAAGAGAGGGATGCGATCGGCGAAACTTTGGAGACGGATCAAGTACTCGGTCACGTTCTTTTTTATCCGGATGGTCTCGGCCTGCCGGTGGATCCACGTGTCGCACGCAGACCGGACCAAGAAGGGCCTGGTCTTCTTCTCGACGGAACCACCGAAGGCAAAGGACCTGACCTTCGAGGATTACATGGACGCTGACATCCTGGTGATGCGCAGAGTCCGGCCGGACACGAAACAGCTCTGGCCCTGGACTGCAGGACAACAGAAGAAGGCGAGAGACGAGTGGAAGAAGAAGTACAGAGGGAAGAGTTACGACATACCTCAACTGCCAGCCATGCTCGGGAACTGGCTCCTGGGAATCAAGCGGAGCAAGATGTACTTCGATCTGCAACCGAACAGATTCGTCTGCTCGACATCGACGGCCGGACTCGAGAGAGCGACTGGCGTGAATACCTTTGGCAAGATCCACGAAGGCCGGATCAATCCCGGAGACATCCTGCGGAACAAGTCCAGGATGAAAGCCTGCCGGATCAAGAACGGCAAACTCATCTTCATGGATGCCAGGGCGTACCGGTGAGCCAGGGTGGAATGTTCTCGACGACCTGCAGGTGGACACCAGCAGACGGCCAGGCCGATGTCTGGCTGACGGACTGCAAAAACATCCAGGACGACACGAACGGATATCCGGGACTGCATCTGCACCGATGTCCGGACTGCAAAAAGCAGATAGAACTTGTGCCGATCGACTGGGAGAAAATAGCTTGACACCGGTGAATTTTATGAGTATATTAAAACCAGTAGTAACTACAGGAGGAACGTATGAAAAAATTCACAGCGATCGCATTCGTCTTGCTCTTAATGCTTGCTGTCGGGATCTCGACGGAAAATCTGTTCATTCAGTCGGGGCCGGAACTCGGGACCATATCGGAAACGATCATCCTCGAGGACCACAATGAAATCCAGATCTGCATCGAACAGGAACTCCCGATCGCCGAAGCGGACTTGTCCGTCGAGGCTCTCCACGACAATTCCGAAAATCACCAGAACTCGGAAGACGTCTACGCAAGCCACAGCACATTCGGAATCGAGGATGGATGCCCAGGGATCACAGCCCCGAAGCATTTGTTCTATCCGCACATCGACATCTAACAGTAAGATAATAAATCTCCCACATAAGAGCCGACCAGTACAAGCTGGTTGGCTTTTTTTATGTCCAGAGGAGCGAGCATGAACGAAATATGGAATCAATTCATGGACGACTACATAGCAGGGAAGCTGAAGGGAGAACCGTACGAGGGACTGAACACTACGAACACACGCAGACTACTCCGGGCCTTCTGGTTCTATCTCAAAGAGAAAGGCCTGACGAAGGAGGACACATGAAAAGGATTTTAAGAATCTTTGCTCCAAGCATTATAGCGTTGATTTTCATGCTGACTTTAATAGCTAGCGTTTCTTGTGATTTATTTCAAGGCGAGGAAGGACCAATGGGACTGATGGGCCCGACCGGTCCTGGAGGATTATCTTCGAACTTTGAGTGGTCGGGGAATCTGGAGTTCAGCCATTTTGAAAGTGGCGTGCTTACTTATTTTACTAATTGCATTTATGATCCCCGATTGACATATACAAATATTATAGTTTTAAATGTGTATATCAGGACGAATGAGGAATGGGAACAAGACGGATGGTTATTCTGGGGAGAGTCGCCTATCCATTTCGAGGAGAATAAAGCTAGGCTCATTGCATATGCGTGCCAGAGCAATCCATCATATAGGACACTGAGACCGCACTGCCTAGTCCGAGCGGTCCTGTACGAAGATTGAATCTGCCCAGTACTGGGCTTATGCATTTATGCAAAAAAAGATAATGAGAGCAAGGATGACAACGAAAGACCTAGACCAGCGGAACGACTACCTGAAGGAAAACTATCCCGAGATGTACGTCGGGATGAACTTCCACCACACGCACAAAAACGAGATGCTGTCCTTCGACGGGATGCGATACCTGCGGAACATCTACATGGACAAGAGCGACTACATAGTATTCAGGAAATGCACGCAGGTCGGTATCAGCGAGTACCTGGTCGTCCGAGCGATCACTGCCAGTGCAAACGGCCGTGGTGTTTTTTATGTCATGCCAACGCAGGAATTGATAAGACGATTCGTTAAAAACAGAGTCGACCGATCGATTGAGTTCACGCCTTTCTATAGGAACCTACTCAAATATAATCCGAGCAGATCAGCAGAGAACATCTCACTGAAACACATCGGCAAAGGAAGCATAGCATTTCTAGGAAGCAACGCATCGGCAGGCTTCACGGAATATCCTGCAGACGATTTGATAATCGACGAGATGGACGAGTGCGACCAGGAGAAGCTGGCGATGGCCGTCGAACGTTTATCGGCATCGAAGAACAAGAGGATCATCAAGATCGGTAACCCGACGTTCCTGGGAATCGGGATAGACGCAGAGTATAACAAGAGCAACCAACAGGTCTGGGAAGTAAAATGTCCGCACTGCGGACTCTGGCAGACACTGGATTTTTTTAAGAACATCGTGAAGGAAGTCGAAGCTCGGGAATACGTGATCATAGACAAAGGCTGGGAGAAGGGATGCGGACGGGATATCTACGTGCTCTGCATCAAGTGCAAGAAGCCGGTGGACCGGCACGCAGACGGACGATGGGTGAAGAAGAACCCGAGGTCCGACATATCCGGATACCAGGTTAATAAGATCTTCGCAAAGCACATAAAAATTACAGAGCTGATCGATCGGTTTGAGGAAGGCCTGGTAGACGACACAAAGCTCCAGAGGTTTTATAACGGAGACCTCGGTCTGGCATTCACAGCAAGCGGAGCGAAGGTCGACTACTCGATGCTCCAGGAATGCATGGGCGATTATTCATTCCAGACCGGATGCAAGAACCCGTGTGTCATGGGCATCGACGTCGGGAATAAACTCCACACGGTGATCGGCGAGATGATCCCGGGTGGAAAGATCAAGACGATCTACGCAGGGATGCTAAAGGATCCCGAGGACATCCTGGACCTGGCCAGACGGTTCAAAATCCGCTTCGGAATCATCGACGCTTTGCCGGAAAAAAGAATGTCGAAAAAGCTGGCAGGCAAGATACGAGGATTATTCCTCTGCTACTACGGAGACGTGAAAAAGATTCAGTCGAACATCCAGGAGCGGTTTATCACCGTCGATCGCACGGCGTCTCTGGATGCGGTCAAAGAGGCAGTCCTGACGAAAGGGATCCTGTTCCCGAGGAACGCTGATAAGATGATGCCCCTGGCCTCTGACGGCTATTCAGAACTGTTCTACGAGATGACGACAGCGACCAGGATCCTGAACGAGAGAAGGAAAGCATACGAGTGGATAGAGGGAGGAAACCCAGATCACTATTTCCACGCCGTCTGCTATATGCTCCTGGCACATAGATTATTTGTACGGGCCATGAATCGGTAATAAAAAATACTGCTGAAACATTGACGCAGATAAGAAAAAGGTGTATATTTAGTTATGACTGCAAAAAAGCGGACTACGAGAACAGCAACAACATCCCACAGGATCAAGAAGGCCTCTGTCACCCGGAGGCCTTCTTCTGTTTCCAAGTCTGCTTTACCAGCAAAGGTCGAGAAAGTTCTCTCACAGCCGGACGGCCAGAACAAGATTAATACGACATACACGAATGAACCATATCGGAGTCCGATGGCCGGACAGGGAACACCGGAAAGGGCGAAGACGGGAAATATATTACCTGGGGAATCGAACAGCCGTACTTCTTTCTAACAGCTGAACAGCGAAATCAGATCTTTAAACTTTCCACACCAGTGTTCGGAGTTGTCACCAGCAGGATGAATAGAATCTCGGCCGTCGACTTCGGCGTCGTACCGATCAAACATCGAGAGGACCAGATCGCAGACGACCTTAAAATGATGAAGCAGGTCTATGACGAATATAAAGATACAATGGAACTGAAATACGTAACGGTCCGGAGCCAGATGTCCCAGCGTATCCGGCAAACACTTCCGGACGTCCTTCCCGATCTATCCAACTTCGACCGATCGCTTCTGCGCTGGAAGAAAATAATCCAGAACAAACAACTGCAGACCGGCGAGGAAATAAAAGAATGGCTTATGGAGCCGAACAACGGAGTGACTTGGACGGACTATATCAAGAAGACCGTATACGCTCTGATGATCCACGGATGCGAAGCGACATATAAACAATACGAGGCGAATAGACTCGAGAACTTTGACAGCCTCCCTGGAGGAACAGTATATAAATTCAAGTCTTCACATTTCTCCGGAGTCGATGGATATATGCAGATCGTCGCAGGATACGAACCGCAGGCATTCTTCGCAAAGGAATGTATGTACCTGGAATACCTTCCGACGTCCTCGCAGAATTATCCGATGGTCCCTCTCGAAGCT